TTGTACAAGATCCCCTAATTGAAGTATTGGTAAAGAAAATATTTGTGCTCCGACAAGTTTTTTAGGTTTCATTGATTTTTTAACAATCCATCCTAAAATATTTTCAGCATCGGACAATGTTTGAATATATGGAGTCTCTAAAGTAAAACTACTAATACCATGATTTAATCTACTTTGTTTTATATAGTTGTAATCTTGAATGCTTACCAGATTAGATCTAATTGTATTATTATCTAAATTATCCAATTCAGCAAAATTTGATTTTTTATTAAAATAATCATCTACGGATACGGTATATGTAGTATCTTGTGTAAATGTTATTCCTTGAATTTTTAAATAGTTTCCGCCAGTTTCATCTAAATTAAGTGCAGAATCTGTTGCATTAAATACTAAAAATTCTGCTCCGTAAGAGTCTGCCTGAAATCCAGAAACAACATATCCCTTTGTTGTGTTTGGTGTTGGAGATATTTTTGCATATAGCGCTGGATAGGCTTTATCATATTTAACATTAAAGTATGCAACTTCTCTAAAAATAGAACCAAACTCATCATAATACATGTTGTATTTTGGTGGCTGCAAACTAGATATACCCTCTAAATATGTAGATTGAACAACCCCACTCATTGCATATTTTCTTAATGCTGAGTTTGCATTAATTTCATTTGCTCCAAACACAGAAGATATAGAGTCAGCAACATTAAAAACTGTGTTTTGAGAATAGTTTTCGTTTAAAGCATAAATATTTTCAAACATACATTTTGATGATCCTCTAACAAAAAGAGAAACATTGTTATACACCGGAAGTGGATCTGTGTCATCAACTATGCCAATTAGTTTGTTATTAATATATAAATAAAATTTTCTTGTTGTTCCAACATTAGAATACTCTACTGCTAAATCATAAACTGTCGGGTTTTCTTCTCCAGACATTCTGTATTGACCAGTAAATTTACCATCATCTACTAAAATATTAGTTAGTCCTGACCAAAGTTTTATTGGAATAGCATTGCCAGCACTGTCTTTTTTAATTTTATAAAAAACGATATTTGAAATATTATTTTCAGATGAACCATCAGACTTAATCTTTAAGTATGATTCAATATTTTTTTCTGATAACGCAATTATCTCAAAATAATATCCATTGTTTGTTTCTGGGTTAATCATAATTCCTAAGCCACCAGAACCACCACCAATGTTTGTACTTTGGTTTGGTTGTGTTGTTGGCACTTGGTAATATGTTGTGCTTCCGATTGGAGTCTGAAGTCTATCTTCGCTTGTATTTACGCTACCAACAATTCTCATTCTAGTTCCAAAATGTTTGTAAGAACTATCTAACGGTTTATATACATAAGATATAAAATCAACTGGAGTATCTGTAGAACTAAAAGATGGGCCAGACATTACTAATGCCGATGATTGAATTGTTCCAGTTTGAGTTGATTGCAAACTATTTAATTCTGTTTCGGTTAAGTAATTGCTTGTCATAAAGTTTTTAATTATGCCAGTTCTTGAACATTTTTTAGCCAGCGTATTATTAACTCCAGCAGCACCAACTGTAAGATCTATAGGGTATTCAATTTCTGGACTAGTTGTAAATAAATAATTAGACTTCATATTGCAACCACGAAGGTATGTGTCTTCTGTCCAATTGTTTGATATGCCTGCTGTATGGCTGGCAACCAATGTTCCAAACTGTCCTCTTCCATGTTCAAAAACTGGACCATTTTTTATTTTTGTGTCGCCATCAATTGTTTCGTAGTAGGGGTTTGCTAAAATTCTAATTAATCCTGTTGGATATATTTTTCCATTAAACGGAAGCGATCCCATATATTCCTGATACTCCTGATTGTTTGATATCCAGATATTACCAATTCCTGTTATGTTAAATTGAACAGCGTCATATCTTATAACCTCCCCGCTAGAATAAAAATATCCTTTATATTTGGTTAACCAATAAACATTTTCTCCTAAATCAACGGTATTATCAATAATAAATCCATTAGATACTGAAGGAATAGATATTGGTAAATCAGAATTAATGGGGACCGCACCTAAAACAAAACTTGATTGTTTGTCTACTTGGGAGTTTATTGTTTTTAATACATCTTCTCCAGATGCTTCCCATAACAATGATGGTTTATAGATCCAGGTTTTTTCTTTGTCTACTAAAGTGCTTTGTTTAATTGACCCATAAGATCTTTGTATATATCTTGAGGTATAGTTAATTTTTCCATCATTATATATTTTTTTATCTTGTGAAGATATAGAAATAATATTTGGCAGGTCTGAAGACAATGGTTTGTTTTTGATTACATCTAAATTTTCTTGATTATTCATTATGCCTTTTAATTCTTGTTGGTTATTTGTGCCAACTAAAGTAAATGATGACTCTCTTTCTCCAGCCTCTGGCATTATATAATTTTTGCTCATGATAGTAAAATTATTATATTCATCAAAAAACATTGCAGTCTGAGTTGACACTGCTAACTCATTTAAAACCTGAGCCAAACTCTGATCTGGTGCAATAAAAAAATAAGGGATAATTGGATCTTTTTCTAATCCAATTCTTTTAAATGTATAATTTGAAAATCCTACAGAATCTAATAATGTTGATATTGCAAAACTTAAAGATACGTCAGTCAAAAGCATCCTTGGTGCTGTTTGAGATTCAAAATAAAAATAAAAATCACGAAGACTAATTGATATTGTAGATCCATCGTCAGTTGCCTGCGGAAAATTGTCCGAATATAAAGTTTTAATTGGAACAAAATAGTTTATTGTTAAATTATCATTGTATATATTTTCATAAAAAACAAACTTAATATTTTTGTTTAAATAATTTTTTATAATACTATTTTCATTATTTTCATTAAAGGCCAACTCTTCATCAAAAATAGTAACGGTGCCATTAGAGGCAAGTAATTGGCCTACCGGAATAGCACCTTGGGACATATCAGACATTGTTTTTGTTATTTGAAAGTCTAAAACATTATTTGAAATATTTACAGAAAGTCTTGGAGACATTTCAATTAAATCAAAAACCGAATCAAATTTATTCATTGATAAAACTACTATTCTTATTCCATCAATATAATCAAATTCATTATAAAAAAATGTATTATCTATCTTAGTAGTTTTTATCGGATCAGAAATTTTTGTAACAAATGAAGTATTGTAGTCAACTGACTCAGATTTTAAAAACCATTCATTGTTTAAATATGACAATTCTAAATATCCATCTGGCCCAATGATATCAGAGTCGTCCAATCTTCTGCTATTTTGATCAACATTTAAAATATCTATCCAGTTATTATTTTTTAAAATTTGTACCTTAAATTTATTTGGAATGGTTTTATTTTGATTGCCATAAAATGGGCTAGAGTCTGTGCCAACAATGTCTTGAAAATTTCCAGGATCATTCTGCCCAACATTCGTTTGCATTTTTACAACAATTCTATTGCACGGGACGCTTTCTTTGTATACGACAAAAGGACATGAGTCTTCTATATAGTTAATACCATTAATTGTTTTATTTGCGATACCTCTTTCAGTTCCATTTTCTTTTCTATAGGATGACCAGTATTTAAAAATATCGTTTCGTGATGACATGTAATATCTTGGAGCATTGTTTCCAAACATAACATTTGTTGGTATATATTTTTTATCAAAAAATGACATCTTGTTAATGCCAGATCTTGGCCTAAATGGTTTAAGACAATCCTCCAAAGAATAATATAAAGATTTTTTTTGATCTAAAGATTGAAATAGTTGTAGTGTGTCGTTGGTATTATATGTATTTTGTATTTGTTCATAAGATAATTCAGCATTTGTATAGTAATCTCCGCTGTCCTCTAAATCAAAAGTGTTAGGAATATTTTTATAAATACTAGAAATATCATTTGGTCTATATCTATAATTTCCTACCTTTTTAATGTTGCCAGGCACGTTCATATTCCATTCAGCAATAACGACTGACTGCAAAGATATATCGTTGGATGTTTTTAAATATTCTACAAGGTCACTATTGCTAAACACTTTAGACCTCTTCTAGCGTTATATTAATATTCCATAGGTCATGATTAGTAAATCCTCTTTTTACTACAGAATAAGAAAAATCTCTAAAATACATTTGAACAATTTGATTATATTTTGTTTTATCATCATATCTATCATATGCTAAATAAACCCAAAATGGTCCTTTGTGATTTTCATACCATCCTAATAATTCTAATCCCCCTGCACCACCATCAACAGTAAATTCGCCTAAGCCTCCACGAAGATTTGTCAATCCATTAGAATCAAAAGATGGGTTATCTATGTATGACTTTGATGGCAACAATTGCCAAGAAGTTGATAAATTAATTTTATCTGCTATGTTATAGGCTCTCATGTTTCCGTTAATCATTCTTTCTCTTTTTTGAATTCTTTCTTGGCCAAAAGACAGTTCATTCCTATTGTGATCTGATAAAATTAAAAATGTATTTTTCTCATTTTCTGATACGCCAGTCAAATTTGATCCAATTTCGTATCCATCAGGATAATAGAATCCGTTAGATAGGGTTCCTGGATTTTCAGACCAAAGCATAGCCTGTGGCAGTACATATCTACGTCTACCTGCTAAATACGCTGCACTAGCCATCAGTATCTATTCCCCCTCAATCTTTGAGCATCCATATTTCTAATTTGTGTAATTACTGTTCTTGCAATGTCGTCTGGGCTTGCAGAAGTTCCGTTTACCCCAACACTTAAACTATAATTATACACTGAAGTGTTGCTATTTTTTGCTGAGTTATTGCTAACCACATTTACTGCAGGAGTTCCTCCAAGTGATAAACTTCCTGGATATTTAGACTCATTCATCCTTTCTAGTAATGGTCCAAATTTTTGTGAAGCAGCCCTATTCATGACAAATTCTCCTGGAGTAAGCATGGTAGGAACTTTATCTAGCATTCCACTTCCAGAAACAACGCCTCCATACATTTTTCCTGGAACTTTAACTGTTGTTCCGTTAAAGATTGTATTTCCATTATTATATTTAGGATTGCTGGTTAATACTGGGTTTATGGCAAGCAATTCTTTTACGGTTGTATTGTTTGCCTTAGCAATACTAGATAATGTTTGTCCGTTTTTGGCTGTAACGCTTATAAGGTTTGTTTTGGCTGGGGGTTTGTCTTTCTCTTCGTCATTTTTAATTTTATCCTTTGGGTCTTCAACTGCTCCTGTAATGCCTCCTAGATCTGCTGATGTTTTACTGCCTAGAGTCGCCCATAAAATTGCCATTCTCTTTAAAACGTTTTCTGCGCTTTCTAATGCTTTAATATAATCTTTAGTTTTAACTTCTGCACTTTTAATAGCAAGTTCTGCTTCTGCATATTTTAGTCTTTGTTGTTCAATAAGTTTTATTTCGTTATCAAGTAGTCCTTGTGCTTTTGCTAACTCCCCAACTTTTAAGTTATAGTTTTTATCTTGAAGCACAACAATTTCTGCTGCAACAACTGCCTGCTTTTGTTCTAGAGAGTATATTTCTTCTCCCAAGGTATAAATTTTTTGTTCAATTTGAAGTTTAGATAATCCGCCTGCTGATCTTAAAGCATTTATTTCATTGGTTTGGGCAATCTCTAAAGCATTTAAACTTTGCTCTTTTGCATAAACCTGTTCTTGATTTCTAATATCTTGTACTATTTGTGCTGCCTGAGAAATATCTCCAGTTGTTAATGCATCAGCAAGGGAAATTTTAGACTTTTGTTGATCGGCAATTCTTTGGTTAATTGAATAAACTTGCTCTAAAGCGTCCCTCTGTTTGCCATATTTTTCAGTTATTGTTGAGGCTGTTTTTTCTATTAAGGAAAGATCGTGGTTTAGTTCTGTGATTTCAGACTGACGTTGTTGAATTGGTCTGTCATAAGTGATCTCAGAGTAGCGTTGTTTGGCCTCTATTGCTTTTTCGTTTGCTTCAATTAAACCATTTACTCTATCAATTTCTGGTTGATATTTAGCCCTAGCCTGCTGTTCTTGAACATCTAGCATTTCACTAACTTTGGCCATATCATTTCTAAATGCTGTAATTGGGTCATTTTGTCTTGCTGTTTTATCAATTAAATCTTTTGCAGTTTTATATGTTTCTATCCACTTTTCTAACTCTTTAATATCTTTTATACGTGAAATAGCAATTGCCAAGTTTGCATCAGCAACTAACTCTAAGGCCTGTGCTTGATTTACTCCTGCTGCAGTTAACCTTACAAATGCAGTTCTTTGTGCTTGCGCTCCATTAATTGCATTTATTTGTTCAGCATTAAATAAACCAAGTGCCTTTTCGTCAAATGCTTTTTGAGCAGCCTTTCCCAAAGCAGTTATTGTAACTATGCCATCTTTTGCCACTTTAATTAACTTATTTTGAATTGCTTTTTCTGCTCCGCCGACCCAATCAATAAAATCTGTATTTGCACCAAGGCTTGCTAATTGTTGATCAATGCCATTAAATATTTTAATGTCTTTGGCTCCACCAAGAACTCTTAGAAGTTCTCCTGCGCCTTTAGTTGCATTTATTGTGGCATCTCTTGTTCTCTTAAGATTAATTAAAATATCGTCAAATGTGGTATCTCTATTGCCACTTTGTACATTTTTATTACCACCTGGGATTGTGTTATCTATACTAATCTTTGTTACTTTTTGTGCAAGTTCGGCCAAATAATCTAATACAGTTTTGTCTGGATTTTGTGTTAGCCAATTTTGAATTGCTTCTGCATTATTGCCCTCAATGTTTGCTACTGTCGTAAGTGTCTGCAAATATACCTTTTGTTGTTCTGGTGGAAGGTTGCTAAAATATTCTTGATCTTTTCTTAAAACCTCCATCTCTTTTGCCCCTAATATTTTTGTTGCAATTTCTAAATCAATTTTTCCTTTTTGCTCATTAATTTTATCTATTGTTGATTGTAGGTTTGCTGCTTCAATTGGATTATTACTATAATATGTTAATGCAACTTCAATATCCATAACATTTCCAACCCTACTTATATCTGCAAAAAGTTTTAGATATTTTTCTGCTTCTTCTGAAGTTTTACCACTAATGTCCGCAATAAATTTTGTCTGCTGTTCTTTAAGCGGATTTCCATTTTTATCCTGGAATAGGTTAACAACTGACATGGCTTGATTAGCAAAAGCACCACCAAACTTTGTAACAATATTCATAACTTTGGTTAAAGTTTCTGAATCTTGTCCAAATGTTTCCATTAAATTAACAATTTGCATTGGGTCCATTTGACCAGATGCTAGTTGCATTTTTAAAGTAAATTGTGCTTCTTTAGACAAAGACGAACCACCTAATAAATCTGTAGCAAGCGGTGCTATATCTGCCATAGCAGTATCTTTATATTTACTTGTAATCTGTTTGTCTAATCCAGTTTCAAGCGCTCCACGAACTGCTCCAGATGAATTTTTATATGTGTTTTGTATATCTGTAACTAATTTTCCATTTTGCTCAAGCAGTGTAGTGTTTGCTCGTTGATATTCATTTTGCAATTGAATTGCTTTTACAGTGTCTCCAGCAGCCTTAGCGTTAGCAATTCTTTGTTCATACTCAAGTCTTAAAGAGTCTTGCATTTGTTGGCTTTGTTCTAAAGCCATTTTTTGCATAGCAACATTTGCTCCAGATGCCCTGCCAAGTTTTTCTTGTTGTCCTTTTTGACTATACCATAATGCTCCAGCACCAATTGCTGCACCGATTGCTGCGCCAATTGCAGTTCCAACAACTGGAACAACTGATCCAGCAGTGGCACCAACTGCTGTAGCCCCTAACACTCCACCGCCAATCGCACCCATTGCACCTAAACCTATTGCGCCAACCTTTGTTTGTGTTTTTGTCATTGCTCCTGCTCCAGCAGATGATAAAAGTTTTGATTGTTTTGCCAAACCTTGACGTGATTCTTCCATCAGCGTTACTCTTAACTTTAATGGGTCTTTCATTAGATTTTCTCCATTAACGCCAATCAAATCTATAAGTTTTGCATTAACACTAATTCCAAATGAATAGTCTCCTATTTCTGATGCTATGTTGGCAGCAATACTTCTGGCTTGTGCTGGATTAATTGCGCCCGCAGCAATTCCGGTTGCTAACTGATTTAATAATTGCCCCTGTGCAGATTGAGTCCCCCCAGTTTTAATAGATTCAGAAACACCAGACACCATAGATTTGCCTGTTTCAGACTTAACAAAGTTTTCGCCAAATGTTGTTTTACCAGTTTGGACTGCAAAAGGATTAAGAAGATTCCCCCTTCTTCTATCCATAATTTCTCCAGCACTTACCCTGTTTGAAAATATAGCAAGATCTTGTATTGCCTTATCTCCACTTCCCATCGCCTCAGACATTTTCATAGCACTATCTTGTGCGCTATCAAATGCCCTTCTAATAAGAACAACAGATGCTGCTAACGCTGTTAATCCTGCTGCTGCTGCACCTAGTGGATTTGCAAGCATTGGAGCAATCATTGCTAACCCAGAAACTCCCATAGCAACATTTCCTAAACCAGTATTTCCTGTGGCATAACCAGCCATTGCAGCAGTTCCTGCAACCATAGACATTGGACCTGCTATGCTGGTCATACGGTTCATTCTTTGTGCTTTTGCTTCTCTTTTTGATTGTTTATCATTTTGTGTATTTTCTTTAGATGAATCAGTATTTTTTTCTATTGCATCAATAAGTTTAGATTCTGGAACATATAGGCCACTTGCAGTTTGTGAAAATGATTTTCCAGTCATTAAGGATGAATCTTCTGCTCCACCCATTGCACCAGAAAATCTTGGACCCTTGACGCCGTATGGAAAAATTCTTGCCAAATTAGATGTAGGCATAAGTCTTGTATCTCTTGGATTTGCTGTTATTGTTTTACCACTTGGTTTTGGTTCTCCAGTTTGTCCACCAACTACGCCAGTTTTTCCATCTTTAGTTTGATAAATTTCTCCTTTGGCTACTGCCAGAGTAGATGCTGTAGATTGGTAGCCTTTTGCTAAAGATTTATCTGAAAAATAAATTCTATTGGCCTTTGACCCACGACCAAGACTTACCTCTTTTCCATCATTAGTTGTAACAATAAGACTCTTTGTTCCAGTTGCTCCAGATTGTCTTTGTCTTGTTTCAACTCTAAAATCTTTAATAATCCCAGCACGTTTTGCTTGCTCTAAAACTTGAGCGCTAGTTTGAGGGGTAGACCCTAATCCTTTTCCTAAAGAGTATCCGCCAATTCTGTCATACTGACTTAGCATTTTTTGATATGCTGGAGTAGATTTAATATTGTCAGGAACATTCTTAAAAGCATTTTCTATAACAGCATCAGTAACCCTTGGAGATCTTCTTATTTGATCCATCATTGCTGAATCAATTGCTTGAGTTTGTGATGAAGTTAGTCCTGAAGGTGCCCACTTGTTTGGGCGACTTGCCCATTCTCTTTCAAAATCGCCTAACGACACACCATTTCTTGTTGCCAAACCTTTATTTAGGTTAGGATCAAATGAAAGTGCTAAAGAACCATATGCTCTTGCTTCTGGAGATTTTCCTGTTGCTTTTAACACATCTCTATATACTTGGGCTTGAAGTTTTTCATTTTCTGTTAGTCTTCCTTGTGCAATTATGTCATCTATATTTGTTAATCTTCCCCCGCCTACGTGAGTATAGTCATCTCCTGCAGAAACAGTTCCCTTTCCGTATTTTTTAATTTTTCCAGTAACAAGCGCTGCCACAAGTGGTTTATATCTATTATCTTGTGCAGTATCTGTAGGAATAACAGCCTCTCCTGGCATTAATAAAGATGGGACAGAATCTTTTCCTGGAGTTCCACCGACAACGCCAGTTGTGCCTGATGCAAATTTCTTAGGGCCAAGATTTCTAAATCCTGGATTCATCATTCCTGGATTTGTTCTGGCAAAATTTGCTGCTGCTACTGTTGCGTCAATATATGCTTTTCTTAATGCTTGAACTGCTACTGCTTCTATTGTAAATGATTGAGTAAGTCTGTTGTGCGCCTGATCCAATGAAGTTGCAACTGTTGCTGCTTCTAGTTGTTCTGAATTTAAATAATTTGTTTGATCAGCCAAAACTTTGGTACTAGCCCCAGATTTTAAAAATCCAGCCCTTAGTGTTCCAAACAATTTAACAATATTTGCCGTAGCATTTAAAACTAAACCAAATGTCATTAACAACACAGGGCCAATAACTCCAACTAAAGTTCCTGCTACAACAATAAACTTTTTAGTACCTTCACTCAAATTATCAAATTTATCTAATAAGGATCCTATAACCTTTACCATAGGAGTTACGGCTTGCAAAAATGTTTTTCCTATTGGCGCAATTGCAACTTTTAATTTTTCAACAGATTCTCTAAAGTCAGTTCCTATAGCATTTTCTACAGTCTTTAATTCTCGTTCAGATAAAATTGCAAGTTCTTCAATTGACGCTGAGGCAAGGCCTAAGACCTTAGAAGCCTGAGTGCCTTCTTTTGTTATGTTCTGAAATAGTGTTGATAAACGTGAAAATTGAAACTTGCCGAATAGTTGTTCAATTGCACGGGAGCGATTTAGCGGATCTAGTGTGTCTAATGCCTGAGCAAAATCTACAACTGTTTCTCTAATATTGCCTTGGTTGCCCTCAACAATTGCTTTAATGTTAACTCCAAAACCAGCCAACATTTCGCTAGCCTTTTTGCTTGGATTAATTAATGATGCAAGACCAGACTTAAGTGCGTTAGCGCCTTCTGATGCATTAATTCCTCCTTCTTTCATTGCGGTTAAGAAAAATGCTAAATCTTCAACAGATCCGCCAAGTTGTTTTATTACTGGGCCTGCTTTGGGGATTGCAACAGTTAAATCTTCAATAGATACTACAGTTTGGTTTTCTACTGCGTTAAGGAAGTTAATTTTACTTGCTAGGTCTTCTGCTGCTATTCCAAAAGCGTTTGTTACTGATATGGTCGTTTCTAGTGCTTGTTCTTGTTCTACCCCGCCAAGAACTGCAAGACGAGTTGCTTGTGCTACTTGTGCTGTAAGGTCTGCTCCAGTTTTACCCATTGCTGCTGCTTTGGCAGCCATTTCCATAGTTTCAGTAACTGCGACACCATATTTAGTAAACCCTTCAGCAAGAAGTTGTATTTCTTTTAATGCTTTATTAGTTTCATCTGCAGTTGTAAAAATATCTCCATAGACACGTTTAAATTTAATGGCTTGTGCTTCAAGATCCATAAATGTTTTTGATGCTGCTGTTCCAAAATATGCAAGTGGTATTGTAAAACCTACCATTAATTGACGACCTGCCCACTGAGTGTTTTTACCAAAATTTAAAAGATTTGTAGATCCTTGCTTTAATAGTTGATTAAATAATGCTTGTTTCTGTGCTGCTAGCGCTGTTTTAGTTGCATAGTCATTCATGTCCAATGTTCTTGGAGTAATTGACATTGCCTTAATTGCTCCAGATGCATCACGACCCATTTTAATATATTGAGTCTGCATCTTTTTAACACGTTCTTCAGCAACTTTCCCGATAGTGTTAAATTCTTGTTTAAATAATTTTCCAAAAGTTCTGGTAGATCCGCCTGCATAACGGAAATACTCACGCATTGAAAGTTTGTTTGTTTCAAGTGAGTGAGTAAAGGATTCTGTAGAACTTCTTACTAATCCCATTTGGGCAGTAAATTTGCCCGTAGCATTAATTGAATTTAAAAGATTAGTAGATAGATTTTTTTGCGCTGCGACAGAGGCTGCGCTGCCTTTTGATAGAGATGAATGAAAGGCTGCTAGTTGCCTCTGTAAACTTTTTAATTCTGCTAAAGCGGCGGATGCATCTATACTTACGCCAATTTTAGCGTTTACATCAGCCATTCATTTACACCCCGTTTATTTATTCGTTATTTGCAAGTACTGTATTTAAAAGAGCATTTGCATCTGCTAATTTAATTCCAGAGGCTGCTTCAATAATTTTATAAGTTGTTGGAAGATCTAATATTTCTTCTAACTTATCAATGTCTTTAGATAATTCAGGACTAAATTGCTCCATAGCAATTTGAGCACATTCTACGAGTAATGTCATAGACTTATCATTATCTTCGGCTACTGCTGCGACCTGCTCAAACTTCTTCATAAATGGTCTTAACAACGAAAGTTTTAGTGGTCTAACACTAATCTTTGTTCCATCCATCAAGACGAGTTCTGTTCCTTCTGATTTTACTGTTGGCATATACTTCCCTTCCTGTTTAGGTTGAACTTAATTATATCACAAAACCTTGTTTTTTTATACATTAATTTAGATTTTCATAATCTAACCCCATGCCAATGCCAAAGCCTGCTCTCCTCGCTTTGTCGCCTTTATAGGTAAGAATGTCATTATCTTGTCTTCCGCCATTAAATACTTTATTTTTTAACTTAGTCCAGGGGTCTTCTTCTTGTGGTTTATTCTTATCTAAATCAATACCCTGGATAGCAGCAAGAAATTTTTTCTCTTCATTATCAACTTCTCTTTTTGATTTAAGAATGGCCATTAGTTCTGGCATAGATATAGAAGTTTCTAATTCATTGTAGTCTTTCCATATTCCCAGCAAAAATGCTTCTGATTCTAATTTTACTAAATCTAGATCTGCCCAAACCGATTTGTCCTCTGTAACGTTTTTTGCCACGGAATCTTTTGAGTCTTTATTGACTTTGATCCCTGCTGCTACATCTAATATTTCAAATATTGTCGGCATGTCAAAATTGTCCTCTACATCTTTTTTATTTTTAGACCATTCTGGATGAAACTGTTTCATGCATATTCTAATGCACTCAATCAAAACATCTGTGGCTTCATCATCGCCATTAGTATCTTTGACTAATTGAAAGGTATCCATAAATTCCCTTAAATATTTAATTTTTAAAGGACTAACTTCTATTTCAAAATTATCAACAGAGTATACATTTTTAATATCATAAACAGTGTTTGCCATAATTCCATTATATCAAAAAAAAGACCCACCAGTTTGACTAGTGGGCCCTTCTTTTCTTTATTAAGTTTTTTATGAACCTTGGATTGTACGGTCAATAATTTTTCCGTAAGATCCTGTTGAGTCTTCTGGTAGAAGACGGAAAGTAACATCAAACATTGTTGCTGTGTCACGCTTTGCTGATACTGTAACATTTTCAATAGAAAGTGCACGGTATGCAACATAAACACGCTCAACGCTAGATGACTCGTCACAATCACCTGTTCCTGGACCTACTGCAATCAAAGCACGCTCTACTGGACATTCACCGATATCGCCAGAAGCGAGGTTGAGTGTGCGTCCTGCAGATGTTGTTTTGCTGCCTGAAAGATCATCGCCTTGTCCTGCGATTGAGAACAATAGATTTTCTAGAGTTGCTTCTGCAAAAGAAGTAGCAAGTGTTACTTGCATACCTTGTTTGTAAAGTTTTGCAACGTCAAGAATTTGGTCTACTTGAACTTCGCCGAAATCAGGTTGGAATGTGATTTCAATACCATTACTTGTATATCCTACGTTTTCAATTCCGCCAGCGATATTAGCGCTATTAGATAGAGTCGTTTTGTAAGACTCAGTTGAAACGAAAGCAGGGACAGTTCCTGGTGTTAATGTACTATCTGCTGTAAACAGTGCAGCAGCGCCAACGATAATATCGCTAGATGTACCTCTTGTATATGCCATTTATTCACCTCTTTTTGTGGTTAGTATATGGACGATTTGTTTCCTCATCCATAATTATACAGCCTTTTATTATGATTCTTCTTGTGGCCATTGTGGATGTAATGGCCTATCAAATTCAAGAAAGTCTATATTGTCTTTTAGATGATAGTCGTATTCTACTATGTACTTGTGAACACTTCCCCTTCTGTATCCGTCCAACTCAACCAAGTCTTGAGACTCGTCTGCTTGAAAGACCCTGATGCTTCTAAAAAATACTTTCATGGGTAACTCTTTTGCAACAAGGCTTGTTTTGTTATCGGTCATCCATTTATTTAAATCTTGAGCAGAGTAGTCTTCTCGATCTAGGACCGCTAGCATTACATTTCCAATATTAGTACAACTTTCAATATCTCCGTATACTGTATACAAAACTTGCTCTCTTTTGCCTACTGGAAAAGCGCTAGATCTTAGGCGCATCATTCGGTCATAAAATAAAACAGCAGGAAGTTTTTCATTTGCCGATGTCTGTAAATCCTGATAAATGTCTGAAATATTAACTGCTTGTGCTGCAGGCAAAAATGGAATATATGATGGTACATTTGGATTTATAGCCATGTTTATATCTTCATATTTACTAAATTGCTCATGCAAATACTCATTGATATATGATGCTGGAAAATCAAAGTTTGCTCTGGCGAGTACCATATTACTATTCTACCTCAACTTTTGCATTAACCATCCATTTAAATCCCGTTGCTTTTCCTACTGACCTACCGCCTTTAATTCCTGCTGTAAAATTCTTTTTATATATCTTAGGATTATCTAGGTATTGATAAAGGCCTGTTGAGGTTAAAAATGATTGAGCAAAGTATGTGTTCATAAATCCATCAAATACTTTTTCGTAAGACCCTTTAACCTCTCTTCCTCCAGGGGAGTTATTAACTATTGTTTTTTTAGTAAATACTGTGACTCCGTCGTCCTCAAAAACAAGGACATTGCTATTCTTTGGCTTTATAACAACAGGAACTCCTTCTTCCATAATTTTTGCCTTATTATAAAATGGTTCATAAGATCCAGATTGAATAGATTGAGATTGTCTAAATTTAGAAGTAATAGATATTCCTAGACTTGTTACTCTATATTCAATGTCAAACAATCTTTGTCCCCTATTGCCTGTTTGGTACCATTCATATACGTGGTGCAATGCTTGTGGGTTACCTCTTGCCATAGCGTCTATGTATAATTTTAATCCCTCAATAGTTCCCCTTGCAAGATTATCTAAAAATATTTTTTTGCCATCTTCGGCTCCTTCTAAAAATCCAAAGGAGTACTCAACCATATTGTCTAGTTGTTTTTGAAAAAGTTTAGTATTTAACCTAACTAACATTAATCTACCGACGCTTGGCTTTCGGTACGTCTCCAAACCATCTGATATGACTCTACGTTTCCAAAAGGGCCGACAAAGGGCTGTATTGTTGCAATTTCATAGATTGTACCTTTTCCAGAACGAATACCAGATGTTTCTTTATATATCATATTTCCATGCATATCTCTTACGTTTGTAATCAATATGTCAGTAATTGCATATGGCTTATCAAGAGATGAAATTCTTAGATCTGTTGAGGATCTTGCAATTAGTTTGTTGTTAAGTTGAGAAATCATTTTTGGATCTAATTCTTCAATATTTTTTCTAGTAGAAGGGGCAGCATTGCAGGCAATTGTTCTATCGACTAGCCATTCTTTTTTTATTTCTCCATAACCACCTTGGGTAGATATTGCATAATAAATATCTGCACACATTGGATGTATAAAGTCATTTGGTTCGCATAACATTAAATCACTCCAGGTTTGACAATATTGGTTACATATTTGTCTAAAATTTTATCAACTATCATGTTTCCAGTACCTTCTAAAATTTTCTTATTAAATTGAATTTTATATTGATCTGTGTCGTATGAAGTAACATATCTTTTGTAGTAATCTAATTTTCCACATTTTAAATCTTCTATTAATAAAGTAGTGGCATATTTTACATCTTCGGGAACTGTTTTATATCCTGCGTCTAAAACAAAAATATAATCATATCCTCTTGGGAAGTCTACAATTCTTCCACTTCCAACAGACCCCAAATCTCCGTATGCTGGTGGTAACACAATTGAACCTTGTTCAACACGGTTATACTGTGAATCAAAATAACGTTGTATTCCTGAGTTGTCGGCTGTAATATTAAATGTGTATATGTTGTCATCTGGAGTTTCAAAATCATAAATTAAAATATTATTTTCGTATACTTTTAAAATTTTGTTAAACCTTTTCCAAATACTAAAATAATCAGAGCCTTGACCGACTCCTTGAATTATTTCTTTTGAATTATAAAAACCACCCTGGACAACTGTATCTATAATTGATCTAGCAATCATCTCTAACTGTGTGTATTCTGATACTTCAGATGCGGTTGATCCAAGCAGGTTTGGGTCAATGTATGGTCTTTTTATTTCTATTGTGTCCTCTATAACAATGTTTTCATCTTCGTCTAATACTTGAAACAAAAAATTTCTATCCAATAATAAATCTGACTGGGGAAATGCATATGTAACTTTAGAGCCTGTCGTAGATGTTACATTTGAACTCTGTAACACATGATCTGCCAAATCTTCAACGTAAATTGTATAGTCACTATTTGCATCTGGAACATCCCAGGTAGTTACTTTAGGGTATGTAGGAACTCTTAATATATCCATGTTATAGACCGTACTCCTTTGCTACCTCTTCTGGACTTGCAATTCTAATCCCTGGCCTTGTAAGCCATTTTTCAGCATTAATTCTTTCTACTATGTTGTAGCCTTTTAATATTTTTCCAAAACCTGAAGAGTATATGTTTTTGTTAGAATATATGGCTACGTTGTCTTTTACGGGCTTTTCTTTTTTTTCTTTGATTTCTGAGAATGACTCTGAAGATGCAACAACAGTACCAAATACATTATCAGCAATTGGTCCAAGGGATTGTATATTTTTTTGTTTAACATCAGACATAGTATCCTCCTTCTTGTATTATATCATTATAAATAGAAAAGGGGGACAAGAGAATTAACTCTCATCCCCCAAAAACTGTTTACAGATTAAGAATCTGAAGCAGCGTCAGCGAACGCAATTGCATCCTGCTCTTCCCATTGAATACCAAAGCGAACAAATACTGTATATTCTACAGTGTCTTTCTTTGCCTTGTACTCACGGTTAACAGTGATATCACGTTGGAAACCCCATACACGGTTTGCTGGGAATGTAAGATCTACATAGCCTGCAGGGTAGTAAGGAACTTCTTGAACCGCAACACCAAGAACACGAGTTGTACGTGCTCCACCGAATGTTTGGCCCATTCCATCTAGGTAGTCTTGACGATTTGCTTGAGTGCTTCCTGGTACTTGACCAGCAAAAGCCTCTGCAACAGCATCTGCAAGAGTACCATTATTCTTAACAATACCTTGGAAAGCATCTGTACCAGCATAGAACTTTAGGTTCTGCTTGATAGCACGATACTTACGTGGCATTGCTAGGATGATATCTTGCATAACGCCTGTTGTCCAAGCATTATCTACTACGGTCACTTCTGACTCGTGAGCATCTCCATCTGTCTTGACCTTATTAACGAAACCATCCATAATTGAAAGGAATGATCCTGTTGATCCGTCACCATTAATGGCTAGATCTTCAATGTCATTACCAAATGCGTTTGTCATAAGACGAACGATGTGGTCTTCTAGTTGTGCACCTTCGATGTTATCTTCTAGTGCTTCTGCTGCAACTTCCCAATCTAGACGAATCTTCTTGGTTGTAAGTTCTACCTTACTGAATGTTGCTCCTGCGTTAGTGTAGTCACCAACTGCTTGTGAAGCAGCACGGATTACACGCTCACCAACGTTAACTTTTTCAAGTTCCATGGTGTTAGCCTTCATTGTTACACGACGACCATCTTGAGCAAGTACTGTTGCGTCCCAAACATAGTCAATAAAACGACGTGCTTGTTCTGGACGAAGAATACCGCTTCCGACATCACCTGAAGGGTTTACTGCGTTTGCGCCTGTTGTTACGCCTGCTAGTGCGACTGGAATATTTCCAAGTTCTCCACCATCACCGTAATTTCCCGGTACGTTTGCTGCTGCGTCTGAACCTGATGCGAATGCACCCTGACCTTGGTAAAGGCCTGGAGTTGTTCCGCCCAGTTGTCCGCTTGTACCTGGCTGGTTTTTCTTAATTTCTTCCGACATTATTACACCTCCTAAGTGATTTATCTAAATAGATCGGCTGTTTTGAGGAAACGTCCGCCCCATAGGGATTTCTCAACCATTTCTGGTTGTTCCTGAACAATCTCACCGAGATCGCCAGATTTTCGGAATGCTGTATCTGCTTCAACGGCATCTACACGCTTTCCAAATTCATTAAACTCATCTCTTGTTGCAGAAACATCTTGTGCTACTGCTCCAATTGATTTTGTAATTGCATTAACCTGCTCTTGCAGAGACTTAACGGTTGCAACTAGATCGCCAAAGGCTGATGTGAGAGTATTGTTGATTTCTGTAACTGCTTCTGCAATTACTACATCAGACTTAGATACTTCTTCAGTCTTAACTTCAGAAACTACCTCTTCAGACTTAGTAACTTCTGAAACTGTTGGCTCTTCTGCCTTAGTTACTTCTGCTACCACAGCCTGCTCGGTTGTTAAAATTGTTTCTGCTACAACATCTTCTGATTTTGTAACTTCAGCAACTTCAACTACGGCATCTTCTTGTGGAGCGACCTGAACATCTTCAACAGTAGCAATAGATTTCTCAACAATTTCTGTTGCTTCTTTTTTTGTTGTTTTTGCCATAGGATTTTCCTCCTTGTCTATCTTAGAAATACTTGTGCCATTAGCACTTTCAACTAAGAACTTGATCATGCTTGTTTTCTCGTTGTCTGTTTTTTCAACGAAACCTATGTTTTGCATTTGAATACCAGAGGTAGGGCTTAATTCTGATTCATTTTCTGAAACCATAACAATTCCAGATTCTTTATCCCAAAAAACATTTTCAATTGGTGTATCCATACCTTTTACAATATCTACACCATCTACTTTTTCTACAGAAACAATATTTGCAAATTGGTTTGCTGGACTATCAACTAGTGACAATTCTACTAAATCATAATCTTTAATAACTCTAATTTGTTTTTGTACTTGATCGTCATATGCTTCGTCCCATTTATTCATTTTTCCACCTATTGAAAATCCTGTGTATGTTCCATCTAAAACTTTTTCCCATGCATTTTGTGCACCCTTTGAAATATATGCAGAAACTAAAACTCCGTTGTACATTTTTTCTGATTTTGTATCATAATATTTATCTTCTTTAAACGAAACCATTTTTCCAACAGCAGATGGCTGATGCATTTCACGAATGTTTCCACGAAATTTTTTAAATGCTTTTAAACTTGCTTCTGTTGTAACAATGTCATCTTGTTTGTCAACGTTATCTAATGTGGCAAAGCCTGAAACTGTGCGTCTTTCTTTATCTACCTTACTAAAAGGCATTGAAAGTCGAAGTTGCTCGCCCTCAGTGTTCCATTGGGCCTTAGTTATAATCATCTTACTGTATAGTATAAGGCACTTTTTTTACAATATCTCAATTATTGAGACGCTCTGCCAGAACCCTTTGGATTTCTACCAGAAACTGTTGCTGCCCCGTCAGATTGAGTATTTGTTCTTTCAGAATCTCTTTGTCGATTTGCAGTGTCATTTGCTGCGTCTTGTGGTTTTAATTGAAATGGTTCATCTCCATGTGGCGCTTGAGGGAGTCCAAGTTGCTGTCTTGCTTCGTTTGGAAGCATAACTTGAGTCTTTACGTATCTTTCAAGAATTTGAGATTGAGCAATTTCATCTGTAAGTGTTAGTTCGTTAAATTTAAATTCTAAAATATCAGTTTTTTCACGAATAACTTTATTAATCATTTTTTCTATTTGGCGCTGTGCTGGTCTTGCAACTTGCTCTTTAAATGTACGATCTTGGGATAGGGCTGCTGCAATTGCAGAAGAATCAGATCCCCCTAATTTTGATAATGGAACTTGATGAGCAATCAAAATATCATCACGATTTTGTTTTCTGTATTCTTTAAAAGAACCATCTTGAATACCATTTTCAATTGGCTCCATTTTAAACTCAACCTTATTGTTATCGCTATCTCCGGGAAGAGGAATATAAAGAGTTCTATGAGATTGTCCTTTTAAATTTGTCTGCAAAAATCTAAACATCTTATCTTCAGCATCTGAAGAAAGTTTTGCTCCTTTTAATGTAACAACATATCTTGGAACAGCCTTGTTAGAAAAATAATCTATATTGTATTGAGATGCCAACTGATCTCCATGTAATGAAGAAATGGCAGAAATAATATCTGGCACTCCATAAAATGTGTTTAATGGAGAGTATTGTTTTAAATGAATAATTTCATTTGGACGATTGTCTAGTGTGACTGGATTAGGATTTTTAGCCCCAAAATTTCTAAAATAAACTACCTTGTTTGCAATAATTTGAACAAAACCATCACGCATGCGACGCACACGCATTGTTGTTGCAGGAATATGTCCAACATACCCAATTTCTCCTCTTGTAGTTCTTCCAATTTCTAGGTAACCATTTCCTGTTGCTTGCACGTCTGTATAAACTTTTTCCATAGTTGTTGTAAATGAATCATCTGTATTTAAACTTTCTAGCCAGTCTGTAAGTTCAATTTTTGATCTTTCAATTCTTTTACGAGCACGGTCGGTTGATGCAGTATCCATAGATGCTTCTAGTTTTAACATTGTTCTGGGAGAAATTTCAAATTTGTAACCAAGTCCAACAATATTCTCTACTTTTGCATCGATTGCTGCATGGTTAGCAAAAGATGTATCGTAATAATTTGCCAATTCATAAACGTTCCATGGTGGGGTAATAACATCAAATAAACCATAAGCATTTCTATACAAAACTCCTGGATTAATTTCTTTAGATTTTGCGTCATCACGTCCTGAACTAATTGCAAGAGCACTATTCATGTATGCTGGACTTGCTTCTACTTTGGACATTCTTGCAGCACGTCTTTTAAAATTATTATCTAAACCAGTTAAATTTTTTAATTCATCCCAAGTTTTATTAAAAGGATCGCTTTTTTTAAATTGATCATTTATATCAACTAACTCATCAATGCTTGCACCAATATTGTATTGCGTTTCTTCACTCATTAGTCGTCTGATCCCCATTTCTTTACTGTTTGCTGCGCTGCGTGCACTGCTCCTAAATCGTTCATATTTGGTATTAGCCCTTGAGACATTCTGTCTTTTTGTTCTGAATATTCTTCTTCTGAAATTCTATTTAAACCTGGAACAAAAATGCACTCACCGTCTCCTGGGTCTCCATAGTGTTTTGCGGCATTTTTTAATTCTGATATTTTTGATATGTCCCCTTTCATAGCGGGAATATTTAAAACAGATCCAGTTCCATCGGTAAACCATTTTCCATTTGATTTCTTATAAACATAAAGGCCCCAATCATAGTATTTATCAATTACTTTTATACGAGACTCTCCAACTTGGCCCTTCATTTTAGGCAAGGCTTTACTCTTTTTAGGCTTATTATTTAAATTCATAACCATCAGTATACCATATTAGACTGGTGTTACGGTTTGTGTTTGCCAAGACATTTCAGAATATATTTTAACAGAATCTGCAATAAAATTCAAACTTTCAGAAGTATTGCTATCGATGACAAATTTATTTCTGCCAATATATGCTTCATATACGCTTGCTGGGTTTACTCCATATAATTCTGAAGAGGACAAAACCAACACCCCGTCCCAATTATAAGATGTATACCAATATGTCCAATATAAGTCTGAGGACCCACTATTTTTTACTCTAAGCCACGGCCTGTAGACTTTGCTCTGAATCTCTTGCAAAGCAGTAGATTGATAACTGGCAATGTTATTAAATACAAAGGGCCCATTTAAATTTATATGCCCCAAAAAGTTATCCATATTAATGCTACTTGCAAAAGAAACACCAATAACAGACCACTCTTTTGCTTCTAAAATTGGATCTTTTACTAAGTTTCCATTAATATAAAATGCAAGCCCATTTACTTGTTGCCCAGTTGCCTTATTGACTGCAAACAATTTTCCTCTATTTCCCCTTTGACTGGAGGCAGAAACAAAAAATTGAATTATGTCATTTTTATGTTCTAACTCAAAAACTTGCGTTGCACCATAAGGAAACTTATCAAAATCATATCTTAGCCACATTTGTAAGGCAGTTACTCGATAATTATTTGAAAGGCTGCTATTTATTGGAATTCCAATACCTCTATTTACGTATGGGTGAAACGATCCTCTTACCTCTATTCCACTTTTTCTTGTTGAGTATAAGTACGGAACACTTTCTTTAAAAATACTAATTGGGTTTTTTGCTTTATAGTCATAATAAATTCCAGATTTTTTGTATGGGTATATTGGAGTTCCAAACCTTGTTCCAATTTTAGTTGCACTGTTATGGTCAAATGCTTGTGATGCAATTTCTAATTTTTTTAAACCTAGATTTTTGTTTTGAGTTCCTTTTAAATTAAAAACTAAATGAACAACAACCGCTAATAAATTAAAATCTACACCTGTTGGCGGATAAATAATTGTGTTATCTGCAACCTCAAAAACTGTATTTTGCCAATTTGAATAATTAGATATATCTAATATTTTATCATTTCTTAATGCTTGGACAATAGAAAACTCATTTAAGTTCTTATTAGCCCCTGCCGTAATATATTGAATACTTATATAACTTTTGACTGCAGAGTTGTCTGTATTATAAAAATATGATTTAATAGACTGTTGCTCAATGTCCTCATAGTTTTCCCAGCCAGAAAAAAGAGCATTATCTAATTGGTTGTAAGATTGTTGAACAGTATGATCATATCTGAGTTCTAAATCATTATAATCCCATGGCGCTTGTTGCTCTGTAGAATAAATAACTGTAGGGGATGGATAATCAATATTGAACTGTAACAAATCAAGATCGTAATGGTTTTTTCCTTCTAGGTCATCAATATAAGAACCAAAATATGATAAAGGTATGTAGTCTTCCCAATACCCAGCAGATGCTGTGTCTAAATAAAATTTGTTGTATCTTAATTCAGGAATTAAAGTATACGTAGATGTGTGGGCCATAAAACTATTTCCGGCTTCTACATCTGCTAAGCCGTTTATTTCAAATAGGCTAGAAACCAAACTTGAGTTATAATTGCTAAAAATATGAAATTTATAAAATTTGCCTTTAAAATTTTCAAGACCACTATGATTTGCCCCCAAATAAACTCTTAACCTATTTTTACTTCCAAAAAATGTTGATAGGTTAGAGCCAAAATATTCAATCATTTTTGCTAACTTAAAACCTATTGGTAAATATGCATTTGGCAATACCGAAGCACTTTCATTTAGCACTATAACGTTATTGTTATATGAAAAATAATATTTTATTACGTCATCTTCGAGTGTTGCTTTAAAATAATTTCCATTGTCAATATTGTAGATTTCAAAAATTGTTTGTATATCTTCCGATGCCTCTTCAAACTTTATGACTCCGACAAGGCCATGAATGTCTTCTTTTATGATAGAAAAATTATCAAAATATGCATATGTTTTTTTATTATTCCAGTCTTCATTTGGCCTAAATGTAAAATAATTAACGGACTCGTTTTGAACTAAAGAGTTGTCATTTAAAAATTTTTCATTTGTATAATCATCTAAAAACATTGTTGGCAGATTGTATTTTGCAAGAGACATAGTTTTTGCTGTAATAGAAAGATTGTCGGTTGTTGCCTGTGACCACTTTCCTATATCTGGATATGTATAGTTTGCCGCATATTCTGCAAACGGATAATCAATATATGCTGACGTTGCTCCATATGCCGAATTGATACTTTCGGGAGAGGTTACTGCTTGACCATAAACCCATCTTTTTTTTGCCACAAGGTCTGCAACTAGGTACGAATAAATAGCAATACAATCTATCTCATAGGGATAAACATTTTCATAAGAATAAAAGCCTAGCCAGTCTAATTCTTTGTTAGACTCATTAAACTCTAATGGCAAATCTATATTTGACATATCAATATTTAAAGCAATAACTTGTTCTCCATTTATTAATAATGAAGCATTATTTGAAGAAAGTTTTATTTGAACAAGCATTGGCCTGTACCATTCTCCAACATAGTGAGATGCAAAATGTTTTCCAATGACAAGAGTTATAAAGCCATCTTCTACATATAAGCCATCTGTTGACCCAATTGGTCCAAAAATTCTTAATGCGGTATTTGAGTCAGGGCTAATTTTTATCCACATCTCTATTGTGTATTCTTTATATCTTCCAGTTTCATTTAGAAAGCCAAAACCTGGAATAATTAGTGATGGATTATTTTCATTTGGAATAATTTTTGTAATACTGTCAGATCCATAGACCATCGGAATGCTTGAGTTTTTTGCAGTTAAACTATTATTATTTACTAAATAATATCCATTTTTTATACCTAAAGCATAAGAATTTAAGTCTACAACGCCATCTATCCCAGTTAATCCAATGTTGGATGGAAATGGAGAAACTGTCTGTCCTAAAGAAGTTGTATTAAAATTTTCAGAACATTGTGCAACAGTTATTCCATTAGTAAAAATTTGATAACTATCTGTAGAAGCAGCCCCTCCCTCAAATTTTATTTTTAATATTGGTCTAAAGGATGTAACTTGATCTGGAAATATTGAGGTGTGAGAAATAAAAATCCATTTTCCAAAAATACCAGAAGAGTACTGAGTAACCTTTTCAATAGTTTCAGCAGAAGAAGTATCATTATATTCAAACCCAATTGATACTGATTTCAAGTATGGGCTATCTGTATAGATATAACATCCTGTAGTTAGAGTTTCTAAATCAAAGTTTAGTTCATTTAAGTTTTCTAAATCATCCCCGACAAATTTAATTTCTTTTTCTGTGCCAACAAAATCGTCAAATTCAACTAAGTTCAGTATGCTGTTTGCAAAAGGCTTGTTTAAATCTTGGCTACTAGATATGACATTCGCACCAACAAAGTCCCAGTTTATTAAATTTCTTTGTGTATTGGAAATTAAAGATAGATAATCGACGTCATCGTCTAATGACCAAAGACCTATGGGGTGCTCTGCAAAAATTTTTTCTGCATATAAATTAGATTTAATAGACATTGTTAGTCTATTTTATCATATTAACGGTTTTCCCAAAGAGGATTTCCCCAATAGATGTCCTCATACTTTAAACCTGGATAGGGAGACTGTCCAGTTGGAGCATTCCAAAAATCAGATATAAACATTGGTTTTTTTTCAACAGTAGTAATCTCTCTTGAAAATTCCTCAGTTTCTGGGAAAATTATACAATCTCCAGCAATCAAATTTTTTGCAATTTTATAGTTATTAAATTTAAAGATTCCTCCATCATGGCAATCATTCCACTTTATAATTGACCTAAACACATTTTCAGGCCTATCTGCTGAATGACCTGCTGAAATATTTTTTCCTGGGGCATATCTCATAATATAACTCTTTCCTAAAATAGGTGGGTCATATTTAATTCCAGACATTTGAGAAACGGCTTCCTGTATTGCATTACAATATTTTTCAAAGATAGAAACAACCTCTCTTGGCATATCTCCATAAGTGGTTATGTCAAAGTTTATTCCTTCTTGGCTAAATAGAGGGTCATGTAATGGGATATGATCTTCTTTAGTATTAAATTTAACTGAATCAACAAATTTGCCAATTAGTTCTAAGTTTTCTGCTGTTGCTACATTTATTATTTGATAATTCATTTTATCTCCTTAGTAAAACTTAATTTCGCAGGCATCTGTACTACAATAAGCCTCGCCCTGTGCTTCTAAATTTTTTACGCCATCGTAAATAGCAGACCAATCAATCTTTCCAATTTTTCCAACATAAGAATTATATTCTTCTTTGGTTATTTGAGTATAAGGTTGCTGTGGATATGTTTTATTTCCCATGGGCAAGAATGATACTGCTTTTAATTGCCCCTCGTACATGTGTAAGGCGGGAGCAATAAACTTAGACTCTGTTTCTTTATCAAATGAAAGTGTTACAGATACCCCATTGTCTGACCAATATTTTTGAGCAGTTGCTGCTAGACCAATTTTTTCAAAAAGACTTACATCTTTTTCAGATCTTGGGTGCCCAGATGCTACTGGGAAATATACTACTGAAGTGTTTGCTGATACTACATCATCTTCAATTTTATATCCTGCTGCTTTAAATAAATGCATCATTGGATCTGTATTGCCAAACCTTATAGCACGAAGATAAAATTCTCCTCCTGGACCCCAATGAACTCCTGGAGTAGCACCAGAAAGCAATGAAACAGAGCCAGAAGGTTTGACGGTAGTTACACGAATTGACTCTCTAACGCATAGCCATTCCGAATAACTATGGTCATATGAGCGAATCTTTCGATACCCTTCATCCATCCATTGTCGTACCGTTGGCATACCTTTAGTGTCTGCAAAAGATGCAATTCCAGTTAAAGATGTTCCAATACGACGATTACGTTGCATAATTCCATTTGTGGTTTGCCAGTGTGTTGGCATGAGTGTTACAGTTTTGCCATATAGATATGCAAACTTCAATGTGCGTAAAAAATCTTCTTTGTCTTCATGTCTATTAAGATGAACTTCTACTAATGTGCAAAGTTCGTAAGACTCTAGTGGTTGTTCAGCGCAAGGATTAAATCCCATGATACGAGAATCTTTTCCATCTGCAGGATCTGCAAGGCGTCCATAGTTACGAGCAACATCTAGCCAAATAAAACCTGGCTCTCCGTTATCTACAATTAGGTCAACATAGTCTTCATATTTTGTTCCAACTTCTGCTGAAATAGAATTATTAGACATCCAGGCCCATCCTGGATTTTCTGAATCAAAAGAATTTCTATCTGGAAAAACCTCTGCATTTTTTAAATTAATAAAATCTTTATCTTCTGGTAACCCTAAAGCCAATGTAGCAGAACGACGAACATTTCCAGAAACAACACATGTGCCAATAAGGTTTACAATATCTACTATTGCACGAGAATCAAGTGTTTCTCCTGCTCTACCACCAATTACTTTATCTATCTTATTGTGTAATGCAATAAGTGGTCCTGGGCCGCTGGCAACCCCTCCAAAGCCTTTTATAGGGGCTCCTAGAGGACGGATAAGGTCATAGTTAAACTTTTGTATAGCCTGATTAGGGCGCAGGTATGAATTTAAAAGCATTCTTACAGAATCTACCCAGCCTTCACGAGTATCTGGAATATCCCAGATATTTTCTGGTTCTGTTGGAGAGTAAATAGACATTTCTTTATCTTGTCCAAGAGTATCGAACCCTACTCCTATGCCTAACATTAATGCATCCATAACCCAAGCGAACAATGCTCCTGGATCGTTTCTGTCAATATCACGGGTAGAGACCATTGCACAATTTTGAAGAGATGCAGAGTTACGGCTTTCCATAGTCATTGGAGTTCCAAAAGCCCAAAGACCACGACCAGGTGGTGTCCATTTTAATGTAAATAAACGGTCGTATGCTTCTTGAGCAGATTTTTGAGCCTTATAATCATTCCACGGGAGTCTATTTTCTTTAGCATGATTTTTTTGTACTGAATACATTCCTTCAACTACACGTTTGCAAACTTCATGCCATCTTTCTTTAGTCCCATCTTCTTTCATCCTAGAATAAGTACGAATAAAAGTGATTTCTCCTAAAGAGTTAGTAGCAGCATCTTTAAATCCAAAAGGAGGTTCTGTTTGTTTATAACTCTCTAGGAATTCTGGCGATAATTTAAAAGAAAAAAAGTCTAACATAGGCGTAAATCCTCCGAATTTATTTGAATAATTAGTAGTGTAAGTATAGCAGAGTTTTTTAAATTATAAAACTCTGTCTAAAGTTAAAGTATAGAGTTTTAAAGTTTAACAAACTGTCCAGATTTTATAATAACACAAAACTATTATCATTATAGGTTTCTATAGGATCTATATTTTTATTAATAGGAAAAATATCGTATGCAATTGTAATCCTATCCTTTGAAAGATTCCAAGGAGCCATAGCATGTGCGTGGCCTGTTTCTGAAAGAATTGCAACATTGTTTTTATTATTAATAATTACATCTTTACCAAAAATTTTATAATATGTTTTAGAAGGCTCTGCTGAAACCGAATAATAGCCATGAAGAAATGGGAAGCCTTCTCCTCCATGATCGTGCCAAGGCATTTTTTCTATCATCTCTTCAGTTATCTCAATATCCTCATTTGTACTATTTTTTACACTATATAAATTAAACCATCCATGAATAGAAAAGTCTTGATCTTCAAAATTTACACCATAATACTCGCAAGCCTCAATAGTCATAGATCTTATAGATTTTAATAAATTAATTAATGCTGGATGTTTAAAATTAAATATATTGTAATACTCGGTTGTCATTGATGGAATTCCATCTTTTTTATCAATAAACATTTCCTTTGGAAATTTAGTCATTGTATGATCTGTAACCTCATTAATCTTAAAAAATTGCTCGGCATATATTAAGTAATTAACTTTATGCAGAAATGAGTATAAATCTTCTAAGTCATTATCTAATTCCCTAGAAAAAAATTTATGCTGTTTTTTCAAATGATTTTTCATGATAATGGAATCCATTTTCCTGGTTTGCCACCAGACATCATAGCAGATGGAACTATATCATAGGCAATTGTTATTCTTGGGTTTTTTTGAAACCAATCATCTCTTCCATGTGGGTGACCAGTTTCTGAAATAATTGCTCTATTGTTTTTATTTACATTTTCAAAAATTTTATCTTCATTTCTGTCTATTTTATAAAAAGTAGAAGATGGCTCTGCATCTACACAGTAATATCCATGAAATGCTGGTGCGCCAATTCCATTCATATGATCATGAAAATGATTTGGATACTTTAATGGATTAACTCCCCCATTTTTTCCTTCATTTGGAGTTTCCTGGTCTAAATTGAACCATCCGTGAATTAAATATTTTTCTTTATCCATATCTATTTCATAATATTCACAAACATCTTTCATTAATTTTCCAAGAGACTTGTAGAGTTGATAAATGCCTGGATGAATAAAAGTAAAAATATTATAATGATCAATGCCTAACTTTGTTAAAGATCCCATCCCTTTTCCATGCTTAAGCATTTCTTCTTTTGAAACATTTAGAATATTTTCATCTAAAATTAAAGATTCCATATCAACTAGATAAGACTTAAGACTATTTAAATCATTATCTAAAACAACATTAAAAAATTTTTGTGGTTTACTCATGCCAGTGGAATCCAGTGCTGTTCCCAATTATGCATAATTCCTTTAAAAGGAATAACATCATAGGCAATTGTTATTCTTGGACCTTCCCAGTCCCAATCAGCCATGGCATGGGGATGGCCAGTTTCAGAAAGAATGGCTCTATTATTTTTATTTATATTTTCAAATTCTTTATCAAATACTTTGTAGTGAGTTGTTGATGGTTCTGCTTTTACAGAATAATAACCGTGAAACCACGGAGCGCCAGAGCCACCATGTTCGTGCCAATCAAGTTTTCCGGTGTGATTGTAATTAACATTAAACCAACCTTGTACCCAAAAATCCTCTTTTTCAAAATCAAGATCATAATGTTTACAGGCTTCAATAGTCATAGACCTTACAGATCTAAACAATTTATGAATTGCTGGATGATAAAATTGAAAAACATTATATTTATTCCATTTGCTTGTAGTTATACTTCCAGAAGAGTCCCAAAGCGTCTTTTCATCTTTATCATTTTTTAATATTTCGCCTTTTTTAATACGTTCAGATTGTATAATTAAAAAATTTGATAAATTATCTAGGTCAGAATCTAAAGTTCTTTCAAAAAATTTATGAGGAACGTTTTTATTTTGACTAGTGCTGTTTAAAGAAATATTTTCGTACATTTAGTCTCCATTTCTTTATATAGTATATCATAAAGATAAATGAGATTTTTACTTATTATGTACTAGATAATCTCCAGCAATAAACCAGTCTTGTGGCTCACAGTTAAACTGATAGACTACGGACTCTGAAATATCAGTTGTTATAGATACAATTTCTATTTCTGAAAAAGATCCATCTTGTTCAACTTTTATTAAAATATCTCCTTCTTCTATTTCAGAAGCATTTTTAACAACATAGGATGACCCCACTTTAGCAAAAAATGGCTGTGTCATTGAATATTTGCTATGGGATTCTCCATTAAAATATACAACTGAATACTTTGTTGATGGAACAATATTTACAACAGTTGTTGAAACTATTCCATTTGAAGTTAATGCTGAACTAGAAAATTCTGAGTAGTCATAATCTCCAGCATCCCCTTCAGTTGACAATTCTGACAAACCTACTGAGTATACAGCATCTCCAACCTGAATATCTTTTGCTGCAACCAAACCAGTTGGCGTTCTAATTAGTGTGTCTGCTTCAATACAAGCACGTCCTCCTGGTGAAAAACCAAACGGTGTAAATCCAAATGGTGTAAATCCAAATGCGCCAAATGGTGTAAATCCAAATGCGCCAAATGGTGTAAATCCAAATGGTGTAAATCCAAATGCGCCAAATGGTGTAAATGAAAATGCATCAAACGGTACAAAACCAAATGCACCGAATGGTGCAAAACCAAATGGTGTAAATGAGAATGATGTTACTGATCCTGAAGCAGCAGATGTGCCTGAATTACCGTTAGCGTTAGTTGCATAAACGGTGTATGTTTGTGCTGTTCCCGCTTCTTGCCCTACAGAAACAGATGTTCCCGCCTGTGTTGCTCCCTTGCCATCGCTAGAAGCCCAAGTGTAAGAAGTAATAGCACTTCCACCAGTTGCTGGTGCTGACCAAGAAACGTCGTCGTTTGCCGCTCCACCTTGTGCAGTTGCGCTAGGTGCTGATGGAGTTGCAGGAACTGTTGTTGCAGTTACTGAGCCGCTTGCTGCACTTGCTGCCGATGTTCCATAAGTATTAGTTGCAGTTACTGTAAATGTATAAGCAGTATCACTTGATAAACCTGTAACCCGAATTGGAGAACTCGAGCCAGAAGCGGTGTAACTTCCTGGGGTTGATAAAACTGTATAAGAGGTTGCAGCATTTCTTGGGTCTGCAGTGAAGGAAACATCTACAGCACCATCATTATATGGACGAGCAGTTCCAACATTGGATGCAGAATCAATTGTTGGTGCATATGGCATTAAAAAGTCATTAGCACCTTGCGATTTACGACCACTTCTTTTACTCATAAACTCTTCTCCCCTTATTTATTAATTTTTTTCCTGTCTAACAATTACGCTGAAAGATCTCCAAAGACTACCCAAGAGTTTTCTGCTCTCTTAAATAATGTTGCAGATGACCAACGTGTACGAAGTTTAAGTCCAGGAGTAGCATTTACTGTTACTCCAGCATCGCCAGCAATTGTAACCTGTCCAGTGTTAGTCTGTAGAATATCCAATGTGGTTCCTACTGGATAAGCAACTGCGCTATTTAGTGGGATGGTGATTGTTGTTCCTGATTCTGAACTTACTTCAATTAATGAGTCTCTTTCTGATTCTGCTGAAAGAGTATAAGAAGCAGTCTTTGAAATAATTGGTGTTCGTGAAGGAACGCCTTCTTTTGTTTGTGTTCCGTCTGGGAATACTACTCCAGATGAGGGGGTTACTGTTGTAGCCTCAAGTGCAGCAACTTTAATGTCATCAAGTGACCCTTCTGTAAAATCAATGGTAGTTGTTGGCTCTGTTGTTACGCCTTTAAACAGTTTCCACTTAGCATCAGATGCGTCTCTTACTAATCCTGAGTGTTTTGCTGTTCCATCATTGTATGCAACTACAAGGCCAAGGTCAATCGTATTTGCTGGATTTTCGTGAGCAAGTTGAAGAATATTGTCTTCAACTGTAATACTCGTTGATGATACTGCAAAGGTATTTCCATTTACTGTTAAATTTCCATCTACAGTAAGAGCGTCAACTGTTGTTGTTCCTGTAAATGTTGGTCCTGCAAGATTAGCCTTAAGATCAAGGGCTGTCTGTGTAGCACTTGATACTGGCTTATTTGCATCTGATGTATTGTCAACATCTGAAAGCCCTACCATAGTCTTTGTAACTGCTCCTTCTGCAATTTTTGCAGTAGTTACTGCTGCATTAGCAAGTTTTTCTGTTGTAACAGAAAGGCCACCAAGTTCATTAGTTCCAACTGAGTCATCACTTAAATGTGATTGTGAAATTGCATTGTCTGCAATCTTAGGTCCAGTTACTGCTGCATTTGCAATTTTTGCTGTTGTGACAGAATCAGAAACTGGAGTTCTTTCATCTGAAAGACGTGAATCGTTTGTGTAAACAAGGTTTAGTGTATTTGAAATACCATGTACGCTTGTATTTCCTGATTCATGGTCTGCTAATGAATTAGAAACTGCAACAAGATCTTCGTCATAGACTAGACTAAATACGTTTGAGATACCATGGACATTTGAGGTTGCTGATTCATGACCTGCTAATGAATTAGAAACTACATCAAGATCTTCATCATAGACTAAGGTAAAAGCGTTTATAATACCATGGACATTTGAGGTTGCGTTAGCATGATTTTCAACTGAAGTTTTGACTGCATAATGATCTTGATCAAGTACTGACAAGGCATTATTTGTGCTTGCAATAGAGTTGCTAAGGCTAGAATTAGTATTACTTTGCTGTGTTAAAACATTTTGGATGTTTGCAAGATTTTGAGTAATCGAATTTGCAAATCCTGCGTCATCTCCAATTGCTGCTGCAATCTCATTAAGAGTATTTAGTGTGTTTGGTGCTGCGTCGATAACCGCATCAATTGCATTATTTATAGCAGTAGTAACCTCTGATGAATCAAATACAATGGAGGCATCTACGAAATATTGTAGGCTTGCAAATGCAGTACTTCCATTACCTACTTTAAACTTGTTGGTATCTGTTTCAAAGCCAATTTCTCCTGCGCCCAGTACTGGATTTGCTGCAGCCCATTGTGCTGCTGTACCTCTGCGCTGTTGCATTCTAGTTGCCATTTTTTATTTCCTCCTGGGGGTTATGGGTATAATTATAACAGATTATTTTAGTTAAAATTATCTGTTGCTGTTCCGCCATCATACGTTAATGTCCAAGATGATGTTGATGGTAATCCTGCATCTTGTGGTGTTCCTTGTGGTGCATTATAAAATCCACTACTTATAAATTGGCTGACTATAAAACCAGTTCCATCTATTGCTGTATCGTGAATGTGATCTGGTAGTGTTTGTGTATCATCAATTGTTGCAATTGTAATCCAAGAACCATTGTAATAAACGTTGACTCGAGATGTTAACGTATCAAACCATAGTTGTCCATTTGTTGGAGAAACGGGGGCAGTTGATGATGCTGGCATTGCGCCAGTTACTGAATCAACATATGCTTTAGTGGTTGCATGGGTGCTTTCAGTTGGAGTTCCAACTACTACAGCATTTCCAAAACTACCGCCAGCAGTAACAATAAGGCCATTTTTGATCTTAAAGTCTTTTTCTACTGTTGCCATTTATCTCCCCCGTTTTTAGTTATTTTTTATTACGCTACTAGTGTTCCGACAACTGTTACTGTTGAACTGTTATTAGCAGTTGTTACATTGAGTCGGACATCTGCTCCTGAAATACTTGCTGAAATTGTTGATGCTGAACCATTGGTTCCAACAATTGCGTATTCAGTGATTGCAATGTTATCTGAAGTATCAAGTGTCAAAAGGACCTTTGAAATTTCAGTGTGTGCTCCGTAAGCAACCTTTACAAGGTATTCTGCTGAACGATATTCAGCCTTTGCAAAAGAATGTGCTACTTGAATTCCTGCTGTTGGTGCTGATAGTTGTGCTGCAACCTGCTTAGCAACTGAGGATAACTCAACTGCTACAAAGTTTGGAACAACTGCTTCAAGAGCAGATACTGCACGAGCATTTGAGAAGTAAAGGTTTGAAGTTCCTTCTACTAAATCATCAGTATCAGAATCTCCTACACCGTTTTCAGCGGTAATAGTAAGTCCTGCGCCTGAGCCTGTTATTGTAATGTTTGAAAGTGTTGCACCAGTTAAAAGATCTGCTGCTGCTGACTTTGAACGAGCATTTGAGAAATAAAGGTTACTTGCTCCTTCTTCAATATCGTCTGTGTCAAGTGCTGCGATTGCATTTGCTGCGGTTCCTGCTGCGTCATATGATGCTGCAGTTGCTGCTTGTGCACGAGCATTTGAGAAGTAAAGATTAGAAGCACCTTCTGAAACATCATCTGTGTCAAGGCTAGTTACAGAAATTGTATTTCCTGTAATATCAATGTTTGACCCTGCAGTTAAAATGTTTTGCTTTAATGCAACTGAGTTAGCAAGTGTTACAGCAAAGTTTGCGTCATCACCAATTGCGTTTGCTAATTCATTAAGAGTATTAAGCAAATCTGGTGCTGAATCAACAATTGCTGCTACAGCGTTGGCTGCTGCTTCATCTGCATAATCTTGTGCATCTGATAATGCATTTGCTGCTGCGCCTGCAAGATCGTATGATCCAGCAAGTGCTGCTTGGGCACGTGCATTTGTAAAGTAAAGGTTTGTTGTACCTTCTGTTAGGTCGTCAGTATCAGAATCTGCTACACCGTTTTCTGCAGAGATAGTAAGTCCTGAACCTGATCCTGTAATTGTAATGTTTGTTAGAGTTGCACCAGTTAAAAGATCTGCTGTTGCAGACTTTGAACGTGCATTTGTAAAGTAAAGGTTTGAAGTTCCTTCTGATAAATCATCAGTATCAAAGTTTGAAATGTCTGATACTTGACCAGTTACATCTCCAACAAGATCTGCTGTAATTACGTTTGCAGCAAAGTTTTTGTTGCCATCACGAAGTACAATAGCATTTGCTACTGATGCTGAGTTTGCTACTCCACCAATAAGTCCCTGTATGTAAGTTGTGTCTCCTGCTGATTTTGTAAGAACGTCATTTCCGTTAACGGTTGCTGTCGCACCTTCAACGATTAGACCATATTTAACTTTAAAATCTTTTGTTACTGTTGCCATTTTGTATCTCCTAGGTTATGCCTTAAGTCCCATACGTGCGTAACGTACGGTGATCGGGCGGATTGATATGTCTGGGTCTACTGTTAAATAAACAGTGTTTCCACTTCTAGAGACGCTTATGGTGCCAATATTCCCATCATTGTCTATCGTGCCGTACTCGCTTACGGAAATGTCGCTTCCATCTACAAGTATTGTCATCTCTGTGGCATAAAATTTATTATCGCCAGCAGAAGTCTTTGAAATTGCTATCAGATATTTAACCATTCGCCATTCAGTTGCACTGAAACTGTCTATTGTGGTTAAATTTTCAATACCATTAATAGTATTATCATTGTTACCCGCAGACCCTAAACTTGTTGCTTGGGATGCAGTAGTATCAATAAGATTTATGTAATCGGCCTGTGTAGGGCGGTCACCTGTTTGGAACAAATTCTTTACATTTGGGATTGATATGATTGCCATGGCATTATTATAACATTATTTTATTACAGTTTTTCAATCCAAACTTGATACCCTTTTTGTAAAATTTTAATTCTAAGTTCGTTGTTTTTTAAAAACCTATCAATACCATTTAAAGGTTTTAAGTCAACATTTCGACTTGGGTGCTCCCATCCGTAATCATCAAACGCAAGGATTCCTCCTGATTTTAAAAGCGGGAATGCTAAAATTGCATCATTGTAAACACCTTCTGCTGAATGATCTCCATCTATATATATAAAGTCAAACTCTGCATCAGAAGAAGATAGGTATTCTTTGCTATCTTTTTTGATCTTTATAGAATTCGGGAACTGGCTCATTTTTTCATCATACATTGACTCAATTTCATCCCAGTCAAATTCTGTGTGAATTTTTTCTTTTGAGCCTTTCCAAGTATCTATGTCTGTAAGGCTTGATGTTTTGTCTGTTAATATATTTTTTAACAGCCATTCAGAGCCATGACCAAGGTATACGCCAATTTGTAAAAAATTAACATTTGGAAGGTCTTTATACTTGTTTAAAAATTTTTCAAATATTTGAATGTTGCTAGAAAACCAGTTTGGGTATTTCATGGTTTCTCCAATAGTCCAAGGTTTGTTCTTTTGATGTTGTGTGAATAGAGAACTTGCCAGTTTCTTCTGCGGTCTTATCAAACTCCAAATTAATTGAAGAGCCATAATCCATTGTGTAAGTAAAAAGTGGAATAGATAAGGTTTTGCAACCTTCGTATATCAAAATATCTGCTAATGCTGCTCGTGAACTTGGCAAAACATATTTTCCATCAATAAAATATTTCTTTAATAAGGCTTCTGCCCTATTTCTTTTAATTAAATAGCATGCTGCAGACCAGTCTCTTTTTTCTTTCATATGTAAGGATGGATTGACCCTATAGTTATGAATAATGCAAAGTTGTAACATGTCGTATGGTTTTTTTATTGATTCTACAAAATTAGAAAATTCAAAATTCCAAAAATCTACAGTCTCTAAACTTAAATCGTCTTCAGTAATAATTGCATATTCAGAATCTGAAGTCTCTAGCCAATGTTTGATTGTTTCAAGATGCGAGATAGTTGCCCCTAATTCATTTTTTGCCAACTGAAGTTTATCTTTTTCAAAAACAATTTTATCAAAATCAAAAGTGTCACCATCATAGGCTGTAATAATTTTATAATCTTTTATTTCATACTTTTCAAAATGATTTTTTATATAGTCTAGCCTGTCTGTCTTAGACTCAAGATTAATCACATATATTGGGGAGAACCCCTTTAATTTATTTAAACCAGTATGTTCCAGCATGGGACACCCTCACGTATGGCGCAAGATAAATTTTTCCACCACTTTCTTTCCATAGTTTACAAAATTGATAATCTTCAGATAGCAGTCTTTCGCTTTCGTCATCAATTGTTGTTTGCCAAAAATCATATATTGGGTCTCCAAAAACAATGCTACCAATCTGTGGTTGATCGCACCTATATTGTTTAATGTCTTTTTTAATTGTTTCAAAAACATTCCTGGATATTAGCATTAAGCCAGTGCCCATGTAATCAACCTCTGCTATGGTATTTGGATTTTCTTTTAACATTTTTCTTTGTTCTTTGTTCATATTTACATTAAATATTGCAGTGTGCTCATCTAAGTTTTCTTTACCATCTAGAACGGCCTTTTTAACTCTTGCCCAATTAATGGCCTTCATTGGTACTGCTGCGCCAATAAGGTCTACATTTTCATCTATCATTCTTACGACAGCCTGTGCGTCAAACCCTTGATCCGCATCTATAAATAAAAGATAATCGCTCATACTTCTTAAAAACATTTCTGTCAAAGTATTTCTTGCTCTAGTAATTAAAGATTCATTAGAAAGATCAATAAAATTAAGTTGGTGCCCTGAATTAGAAACTGCCTGAGCCAATTGTAAAACACTTTTCATAAAAGCACCACTACAGACACCACCATACATTGGTGTGGCTAACGTAATATGAGCCATAATTCTCCTATCTATAAAATGTAGTTACTGTATCCAATTACTTGCAGTGGAATTGGAGGGGGGTTAGTAGAACTATACCCCTCAATCCCAATGTTAATAAACTTTATGCGAAACGGTAAAACATCATTAATTTTTACAACTCTTGTTTCTGGAACAATCTTTGTAATTGAATAATTTTCTAAAGTTATACTTTTTGTTTTATTGGCGCCCTTGTTGGACAGGACTGCTTTTGCCATTAATCTGTTACGTCTTCTAGGATAACCATACTACCCTGGGCAACTGTCCAGACCTGAAGATTACCAGCAGAAGAAAGTTGTATGTCGAAGATGTCTCCTGTTTGAAGAGATACTGATTCTGATGCCTCTAGAGAAACTGTAAATTCGCCATCGCCATCATCTGCATCATGAATTGGTGTTAATGCCATAATTGTAGTTGCATCATCTGTAATGACACCTTTATTTTGTGCAAGAGTTGGACGTTTAATTTTCATTGTAATTGTCCAATCTGGAATATTTAATGGCTCTTTGGCGTCATCGGTTACGTAAACACGAAACGCAGATGTGTCTCCACGAACTACTGTCCAAGTTACTGTTGGAGGTTTGTTCCCAACTTCATATTGACCGCTACTGCTTCTTGTTGTTGCCATGATTTAATTATAACACTTAAAGTCCGTTTTTAACAGCACCCCAGGTGGCATTTCCTCCCTTAATTGGCGAAACTAATATTTTTCCACTTGTTGCATGTGAATATGAAACAACACCAATAACACCAGAGCCATTTGTTGGTCGGGCATTGACTAGCCCACCAGAAGCCCCTATATATAACTTATCTCCATTAGAATATGTAGAAGTATTAATGTCATCTAAAACTCCAACCGTTACTACAACACCTTCTTGTCCATCTAATATTTGAGCCTTGACCAAACCAACACATGGGAATGTATTAATATCATCAGACTCACATTTATCGATAGTTGCTCTGCCACTAGAGTATCCAGTTATGTATACAGGAGTTCCTTTTATTAATGTTGCCCCGCTTATATTTTTTACATCAAGAGATAAATAAGGGACTTGTAGGGCAGTTAATATATCATTTACCTTTTCTGCCATTTCTTGCATGTCAGAATGAACGTTTACAGGATCATCTGCTAACGGATATGGTATTAATTGCGGATTTGTTGAACCTGATGCCATAATTTTATTATTATACCACTAAAAGCATTGGTAGTTGACAAAATTGATTTGGGGTTGATATAATTAAGGTATTGACACCGAAAGGTGTTATTTTACTTATAGGAGGATCTATGAATAAAGAAGATTTTATTACTGGAATTGCCGGAAGTTTTATTGCTGCCGTAGTTGGTTTAACTGGGGCTAACGCAAATCTAGAAGAAATTGTACCTATAGAAACTGCAAATGAAAAAGTTGAGTCGGGGACTCCGTCCGCAATAAAAGCAAAATATTCTAACGTTACAACCCTGTCAGATAAAGAGTTAAAGGTTTTATTGAAAGCGGTTGGCTTTGACGGACAAGGTTTAAAAATGGCATGGGCAGTTGCTAAAAAAGAAAGCAATGGCAGGCCTCTGGCCTTTAACGGCAACAAGGACACTGGCGACCACTCGTTTGGAATATTTCAGATTAATATGAATGGAAGATTAATGGAGGATAGACTAGAAAAATTTAATCTTAACTCGGTCTCTGATCTTTTTAATCCAGTAACCAATGCAGAGATTGCTTTCTACATGACAAAAGGCGGAAAAGATTGGTCATCTTGGACTTATCTTGAGGGACAAAGAATTAAAGAATTTTTAACTAAATATCCGACAATTAATTAAAAATAGGCAATAGCCGTATATTTTGTTCCAGAAGTAACTCTAAGTTCTCTGTGTCTATAGTTTTTGTTTGCTGGATATATCAAAACATCTCCTGCAGATAAACTTATAATTTCGTTGCCAACTCTATTTTCAAATTGAAATTCACCACCAGCATAGTTGTCGTTTAATGCTATAACAATTGTATAAAAATGTTTTTGTCCATCTCTATCTAAATCATCGTGAAAATCAGAACTTTCAATTTGTTCGTAAATTGTAAAATTTTTTATTTTTTTTATTGACAGTTCGTATTCTTTTATATAATCATACAGAAAGGGAAAGGCATAGTCAATTAATTCAGATTTTAAATTACTTTTTTTAATAGATTGCCCTAAATTGTTTGCCACTAAGTTAATTTCTGAAATTACTAAATTAGGAACCAATAAAAAATTATCTTCGCTTGGCAAGTTAATAACTTTTTGATTGACAATATGATCAGTATCTCTAATATTTTTTAAAGAAGAAATGCTCCATACATTTTTTGTTGATGGCTCATTGTTTACTGTCTGTAACAATTCTATAAAATTTTTATTTTTATTCTCAGAATAAAGGATAACAAAGTTATCTAAAAAAGTTTTATTCATAATTAATTTTCTTCCATTATTAAATGACTAAGACATATAAAGTTTTCGGTTAAAAAAAAGTAATTATCTAAAAGTACTAAAGAAACTGAAATTTGGTTAGAAATTTTTGATTCAAAATCTTCAATTTTTGTTTTTAAAAATGGTTGATCTGGGTTAACAAAAATATTGTCATCTAAAGTTTCTACATTTAGATTAAAAGGCTTAGAATCTAAAGATTGAATAAAATAGTTTTCTTCATTTTCACTAGATATCATTTTACCAATAATACTATCTGCATTTTTTAAATACATGTGATCTACCTCTAAATCTTTCTGTATTAATATTGGATCTATTCCTGACAATATATTGTTGTTTAAACTTTTAAAATTTCCAAAATTTTTATGAACAAAAACAGAATATACTGTTGCAGAACACAAAACAGTATCTCCTGTTTGAATAAAAAATCCTTCTCTTTTGTTATTTAATTTTATGTATCGATGATAAAATTCTGAATGAGTTAAAATTTCTGAATCTTTTGTTTTAATAGATAAAATTTTATCACCAAACTGTAAATCTTCAATGTTTTTTAAAGTTTTATCCTCAAGATATACTTTTGTTCCAATTGGGAATCCCATAAGGCCTACTTATTATGCACTAAATAATTACCCGCAATAAACCAATCTGCTGGCTCACAACTAAATTGATAAACAGTTGTGTCTTTTATTAATGGAGTTATAGTTTCAATTAAAACTTCTGTAAAACTTCCATCTTCATTTACTTGTATCAAATAATCTCCGACCTGTAGAGCCCCTGTTGGAACTACTTGATAAAAGTCATTTGATTTTGTAAACATTGGCTGACTAATTGAAAATAATTTTTCTAAATCATCATTAAAATATATTACTTCGTTTTTTGCAAAAGGCTCTATAGCAACAATGCGTGTGGTTGTTTTGTTTAATGGTGTAAGAGTTTTTGAAATCATTCCTACATAATCAAAATCATATTGCCCTGTAATATCGCTTTGTGGAATTTCTAATAAATTAACGCTGTCAATTTCATCATCAACTTTTAGGTCTTTGGCTGCAATTGGGCCATTAGGTGTGCTAATTAAAGTGTTTTCATCTATGCAGTTTGGTGGCGTAAAACTAAAAGGCCCAGGATTTGGTGCAAAAGAAAAAACTGGAGTAAAGCCAAATGGGGTAAAACCAAATGGGGTAAAACCAAAAGAAACAACTGGGGTGAAACCAAAAGGAGTAAAACCAAAAGAAACAACTGGGGTAAAACCAAAAGCAACAACTGGGGTGAAACCAAAAGGAGTAAAACCAAATGCTCCGAATGGAGTAAAACTAAAAGTATAATTTACTAAATTTACATTAGTACCAACAGCCTGAACTTCTCCTGCCACAATGCTTTGAGATTTAATTGTGTTATTTAGCCCAGCATCTCCTGTGTTTTCGTTTGTTGTGTTATAAACAAAGCCAGCGTTAGTTAAATTTGTTTCTGCAGTAGTTTTTGCAACTCCAACTACGTTTGGTATTGAGTTTTTTCGTGATCCTTTATTTCCACGTCCGATATTTTTTGCCATTATGCAACCAAATCTCCCATAGCAACCCAAGTATTTGCTGCACGTTTTACTAGAGTTACGCTAGACCACTGTGCTCTAATTTTTAGACCTGGGGTAGCATTTACTGTAACTCCCGATGCTCCTGCAAGTGTAACTTGAGAAGAAGAAGTTTGTAAAATATCAATAGCAGTTCCAATTGGAAAGTCAACACTAGAGTCAAGTGGGACCGTTAATGTTCCTCCAGCAGACATTTCTATCATTTTAAAAGAATCTGAAATAACAAGAGTGTAAGAAGATGATTGTTGATTAAATGTGTATAAAGGATCTACGATTGATAACCAATTTGTTCCATCATAAACCTGTAAATCATTTATAACACTTCCGCCAGCATTTTGTTTTAAAAATATAATAGTTCCGTAAATTGGTGTTGGAATTGCTGCTAATGCTGCTGCTGGGTTTAAGAATATATTAACATTTTTTGCAATTACGGTAGAGTTTAAAGATACAGTTGAATCAAATGTTTGCCCTGCAGTCCAAGTGTATGCTGCTGCAGTGTTTACTTTACCTGCAAGTTCATACCACTGGTCGGTGGCTTCATCATAAACATATCCTGGCCTTGGTGTTGAATTAAATGTTGCCATTAGATCACCTGAATAAAAGCGGTAGTGTTAGAATCATAAACATACATCTCTAACGGGGATGTTCCTTTTTTTACCCACAATAAACCATCAACAAGTCCGGATGCTGGGGTTGTGTTTTGATAAACTGATGTTGCTGATAAAGGACTTCCTGTTACAGAGGTTGCAGTGTTTACCCACAAAAATCCATCTACTGGAGAGGTTGGCTCTGTGTTTTGGACTTCTGCAGCAGCAGCGGGATTGTTTAAATTATCTGCAATTTGTTCTTGTAAGTCATTAATTGTATATGCTAATGATGGATTTAATAGTTGAGCAGTATCTGTATTGTTAACATCGTAAGTTGTTGATCCGTAATGATATAGTCTTAGTGCTGCTTGTATGTCAGCAGCATCGTCATACCCAGGAATTTTGCTTGGGTACAAATTTCCAATATTTTCAGAAGCCATAGTTCACCGCCTTCATTTATTATATCACGATTCCTCTGAAATTGGCTCTAAAATAACTGTAATTAAAGTGTGTACCGTAACTGGGGCTGATAGGTTTTGCCAAGTTCCAGAAGTTAGTTCGGCTGCTTTAAGAGTTATTACTAAGTTTTCATTGCTAGAGCCAGTTATCGCAACAGAAGATATTGAGGCTGCAACAGGGTTAGAGTGTCCTACTGAAAACTTAATTGAAAAATTTTCTTCTGTTAATGGAGTTCCAGTTATTTGAACAATATTTGCAATTGGAATTGTTATGTTTGCGCTGCCGGATGTCCAGTTAGAGACAAGATGATTTGCTGAATAAATAGTTGGGTTAACTTTTAAAATTGGGACCCAAGTATTAGTTCCAAGACTAGAGATGTATTGATATAGATATGAGTATTCGTTTCCTGGAGCATTATTAATATATAAATCGTTTAAAATTGGAGTTTGGCCTATTGTAATTGCATTTGGATTCCCAGTTCCTACAAACACCTGACTGCCACGATTTCCAGTGGCGCCAATGTCTAATTGAACTTTAACTTCTGCTGGAGGTCCTAAAACTGTAATGTCGTCAGTATTAACTAAAACTTCTACTGACATTAAATTGCTCCAGTAACGTCATCGGTTATTGTAATGTTTCCAGTAAGCAATGTAATGATATTCGTAGAACTAGAATTTATCTGGATATCATACACGTAGGTTCCTGCAGCAAGAGTTCTTCCAACTGCTGGCAAGATAGTGCAAACAACAGTATCGTTAGTTGTATTAATTACCGCCTGTGCAGAGGTTTTTGTTCCTGCAACTCCTCGAGCCGTAGCAATTGTATAAATTGCACTGTTTACTCCTGCTGGAGCATAACTATCTAATGCAAAAACTGTTCCATCAGAATTTTTTGGAGAAAGAACAAATTGGTGTGTGTCTCCACGGTAGTAGTTAAAGTTATATGTTCCTGGAAATGCCATTTTTTGTCTCCTTGTGCTTTAATCTTTGAGTGAAGGAATCGGACCTTCATTGTCAGGTTCGGAACCTGGGGTCCGACCATTAGACGAACTCAAATTTTTAAAGCGTTATCATTATACCATTAACAGATAGAAATAGTCATGCTTTTTAAAATCATATCTGAGGGGAAGTCAGTCCTTATTTGTGGCTTTGCTATGCCTTTAAAAGATGCATCTTCTATATACAAGGTTTGATCTATAACAAAATCATAAGTATTTTGATATTTTAAAGATCCCACAAAATTTACATGCTCTGTGTTATTTTTTGTAAAAAGCGTTCTTACCCAAACGTCAGTGTTTGCAGAGTAAGTTGATAATTGAATACTGTAAGAAATCTGTATTTTTGTTCCTACCTTAAGGCCTAAGAAATTAAACCCTTGTGCTTCGTCAATCCATAGCCGTTCGTTGTCTTTGGGCAAAAACTCTTCATTACTTAACTTTCTTTTAAAATTAAGAGTTACCCAACCTTTATCTCCTTCGGTTATTCCTAAATTTATTTTTTGTGTTTGCGAATTATAATATTTTGCCCAACCTGGTTGTTGTCCAGATAAAGATATTCCGTCTTTACCAGGCTTTCCTTCTTTTCCTTTTGCACCTGGAGGCCCTGTAAGTCCAGGGTCGCCTTTAGGGCCTTGTGCGCCTTCTAGTCCTGGTAAACCTTGGGGTCCTTGTGGACCTTGAATTGGAACATATGTTTGAGGTGTGGGAAAAGTTTCTGGGGTTATGTTTTGTTGCGCTTCTATAACTTTTTCAATATATGCATCTTTTGTTGCAAATGGCGTTGGCACGTTTTTACTTATTGCCATAAGGTTACTTCTTTATTTTTATTGTTTTGCTAACTCCAGATGCAGTTATACGAATAACATCTGGCAAATTACTCTTAACATTACTAACTTTAACGATAGCCATTATAAACTTCCAGACACATTGCCAATTACAGATATAGTTCCAAGAACAGGAGTCCAAATAGTTTTATTTACATCATTTAGTGCAACCTGTAGGTCAAAAGTTAACTCTGCTACAATTCCATTATAGGTGCTTCCCCAAAATGATGTAATTTCGGCAGGGGCAGTAATAATAACATATCCGTCATATGATACAACCTCTAATTCATCTATAACATCTGTCTTTTTATCATAAGCACTGGCCGTGTATGACCAATCATCGGTATCAATATATGTAACTTCGTCATTGTTTAAAAAATCAACTCTTAGGGTGCAAGTATCACCACGGACAATGGTCCATTTAATATTTGCTGGATCTGACCCAAAAATCTCATTTTCGCAAGAAGACATAATAGGATTATACCACTAAATATCAAAAAAAATATATGAAGGTTTTATAACAATTTGGTAACTTTTAAAAAACTGTCTCACTCTTTAAGATTTGGCCCCAGGATACAAAATCTATAGTGTATACTTAAAATATATAAAGAAAAAAGAATACCTTTAAACCTTAGATATCTTTATATATTATATATAGTAAAAAATTATTTTTCAGTTTTTGATATATGGGATAATAGAGCATCAAACATTTTATCTATTTTAGCGTCCATCTCTTTTCTCATCTCATTTGCTTCTGTCATCCGAACCTCTAACCTTGTGACCTGGTCCTTTAAACTTGATCCAGAATTGGGGCGAATTTCAGATAGTATTTCGTCAAAATAGTGTTTTGTTAACCACTTGATACTTCCAATGACAAATGCTACAATAGTAAAGATAGATACAATTAGGGCTGCGGTATCAGTTGTTGACATAATAAAGTAATTATAACATTATTATTTAGGAGAAATTAAAAATGAAAGACGCTATATTGGAAACGCTAAGTAAGTTTCAAAAAATTATAATCTCTCCAGATATTGATGGTTTTATGTCGGCGGAGTTGTTAAGTCGAAAATTTGATTCGGTTGTTGTTGGTACGTACGATAAAAATTTGTTATGTCTTGCTGACGATGTTAAGCCTGAAGAGTGTCTTTTTTTGGATTGCGATATGAATACAAAAGATTTTGTTTCGGTCGGAAATCATATGAGAATTGAAAATGACAATATGGCTGATTCGTCGTTTAATCCAAATCGTTTTTGGAATACGAAAATGTATACCTCTAAGTTTCCTTACGCAACCTGTTTTTTAATTTCGTCGGCAATAGAGGTTGATTTAGACCTGTATGACCTTAAACGCATGGCTCACGCTGATTCAACACTAACTAATATGGACAATTACAGCGCTAACATGCTTAGATGGTCTAGTAGGCTTAGAGAAGTGGATATCAAACCAATTATTGAAAAAACCTTAGATATATCAGATATCCGAGCAAAGTATCCAACACAATCTTTTGTATCAAGAAGGTTTGGACTAGATAGGTATCTAGTTACGTTAAATGCTGCTCTAATTTCCGAGGGGATAAAACATCTACCAATAACTACGGGTAAGCGCTATATGGCTGATAAGGTTGGTATAAACACCCTTATGCGTTATATGAACGATATAATATCTTATGCAGAAATATACTCAGGCGAGTATAGTGTGACGTATAACCAGGAGATGGAATGGAGATAATGGCAATAGGTTTGATTATGTTTACTATTGGGCTTATGGCTGTTATTAAGAAATATGTCCGATGACGTTAAGCCTTGGGATTTGTTTAATCCTAATCAGCCAAGAAGCCAAGAGGATCTTGTTAATTCCCGCTTAAAAATATGTAGAGCATGTGAATATTTTAGACCTAAGACTGAAACCTGTCGTAAGTGTGGATGCTTTATGAAATTAAAGACTACGCTAGAAAATGCTAAATGTCCAATTGATAAGTGGTAAAAGCGTGTTATAATGATTACATGAGTGTTAAAAGAATAGAACCAATTGAAATAGATAAATTTTTTACAGAAAAAGAAATGGACCTTGTCTATGGCGTTATTGATGCAAAAATAGAAAAGGGTCTTACAGAAAAAAATGATCCATATGCAGAAATGTTTAAGTTTTCAAATAATGGTTTTATTACAAGTAATAGAGACTGGCCGAAAGAACTGATTGATGTTATTAAAAATAAAGCAGAAGAACTAGGCCAAGGTAATGTTTCATATGAGAATATAGTTTTAATTTTTTGCCGATACACGCATGATAGTGGTGGGGCTCCAAACTTAGTTCCCCACGCAGATGTTGTTGTAAATAAAACTATGTACACCGCTACAGTGAGACTTAAAAGCAGTAAGCAATGGGATTTTTATGTAGAAGATAAAAAATTTGATATGGGAGAGTATGGTTCTGCTGTATGGTTTACTGGAAATCAAGATGTTCATTGGAGACCAGATATGAAATTTGAACCACATGAATATTATGATATTTTGTTGTGTCAGGCCTGGACAGATACTAATAATGACCTATATCCAGAAAATCATTTTGACATCATGCTCGAAAAACAACGTGCTTTGCAAGAAAAATACAAAGACATGTTAACAATTGCAGGCACTGAAGACAAAAACACCAATACAGATTGTACAGGCATGTCTGATGGTCAAACTATTGAAGAGGCTGTTGCAATTGCAAAAGAGTTTGGCAGTAGAGCAACAAGAACAAACTAATCTAGAGAGTGATCTACCTCAGATTTACAAGTACAGCCATCGCAACAAAATTCTTGAAAAACCTTTAACGCCAAACCATCATTTATAACAGGTTCGTTATCTTGTAATCTTGCTATGTTAAGGGGTGTTTCATATCCTTTAGGAGTTTGTCTACTCCAAGAATCTGGATACTCGCTCATTGACCAAATACCCCGAAAAATATTACTGCCAAACCAATTATAATTATTGATGCAATAACTTGTAATGCAATTACTCTCATTAAGAATCTTTTCATGAATTTATTATACTACTATATAGTCCACCAGGTGTTGTTATTGAAGAAGAATCCGACTTTTTCTCTGTATGCTGCATACCCCGCATTAATTGTATTCCAATCAGGATCGTGCGTTGTCAAACCACAGTATCGGCATAAGCCATGTCCTACATAGGTATAAGCGTGTTGACACATATCTTTATTATACTACCTGGAAAATCTGAAAAAATTTTTATTTTGACAAAATCTGAATATTTTGTTTAGATGTACGATGCAGCATTTAGAAAATAAAAACCACAAAATATAGTGAGCACATAAAGGGGGGAAGCCCTCTATGCTTGCTCTGGGTAGTGTGTCCTATCGTAGTCAGCAAGTGTCCCACCATTGTCTAGATGGGCCTTGCGTCTTAACTGTTCAGCAGAATACTCAGACACTCTTGCGTCCTTGTATCCAACCCGAATGAATACCAATTAGCGGTGCGTTAATGTTAACCGCTGTTCCTAATGGTAATGCGTCAGCATATCTCTCGATAAACTCTAACACCCTGTCCTTGTTTTCAAACGGCATCTCTTTTACTGTACCGCTTACTGATGTTAGTTCTACTGTTATCATCTATCTCTCCTAATTAACTTAATTGAATAGATGAAAGCAATAGTGCCAACTAATAACCATGATGGTATGTCTAGTGCTAGACCAATGCTGTCAATGTATAGACTAAAGTAGTCTAGATCAAAATATAATTCCATTTATTCTTCGTCCTCTCCGAACATCTCTACTAACGCTTTGTTAGCATTTTGTAAAGCCTCTATGGCTTCGTTAATCTTATCAGCGTTAGTCATAGCGAGAATCCTAATCTATTAGAAGTGATAGCCTCTACCTGTGCTAATTGCTCAGGAGTAGCGTTGCGATAAGCGTTAATGCTCTCAGCAATCCATGGAAAACTTTCCATAGCAAGCGCATGCTCTTTAGCATAGCGAGCCTGTTGGGCTTTTCTAATATCCGCAATAATGTTATTGTTAGGGTTATTGTTTATCATTTATAGTTATCCTTTCAAGATACTTTCTTTATACCCCCTAGTCTAGCAGGGGGGACTGACATTTTGGGGACTTTCCCCTAGTGTCGTGGTGTGAGATACCTCACTTAATTGCTACGCTCATCCTATTGCTAGGCTTATTTGGTAGGCTCATTGAGGCTATCTAATCTCTAACTCACTTACTTGCTAGGCTCATCCTCTTATCGAGGGTTATTTGCTAGGCTCATTGAGTCTGCTTCTTTATTTTTTTGTATAATGGAATTATAGCAGAGATAACCCCAAAAGTCAAGACGACACGCCGTAAATAACACGCATGTAATTAGTGATATACACCACACGACAATTCGGACATATTGGACATGTAGCCCGGCGCTATCGGGTGTGTCTGAGAGAGTTATCCACATGATATAGATCACATACCCATTTCACGCTTAAGTTATCCACATGACCTACATCACACGACACAATGTCCGATTTGTCCTACCTACTAGTCAGTAAATGTCAGTGGTAGGTGTTATACTTCTAGTATAAAGAAAGTTGAGAAAGGTTCTCAAACTTAGAAAGGAATTCAAATGAATTCAGTTATAAATAAAGTGTGTAAGCATACACCTAATAAAAATGCTATCTCTATCGTTAATGACGAAAGATTTACCTTCTGCGAGAATTGTGAGCAGAATATAACTTCTCACTATCGTGAGGATAATGACTTCATGTCTTATTGGACTTCTTGGAAAGTTGGTAAGTAAATGATAGATTTATTTTGTAAAGTTTGCGATGGCTTTGTGCTATCGCTTCCTGCTGATGAAGCAGAAGACTTAACTGTTAAATGTTCTAGTTGTTGGGAATAATAAAATGTTAAAAGAAATAAAAAACAAAATTATTCGTATTCAAGAATTGCGTCGTAGTAATGCTGCGACTCCAATTCCAAATAAAAAAAAGTATTCAAGAAAAACAAAACATAAAAATAAATTGCAATAAAAAAACCCGGCGCACCTGGCGTGTCGTACACAGGCTGTGGATAACTTACGTACGATGTGATTTTTCTCACAAGACTTGAGCGTCTCATTATTTGGAATTACTGGCTAGTAGGTTGTAAATGTCTGCTAATTCTGATAGACTTACGGAGTAAGAAAATAAAGAAAGGAAGTGGCTAACAATGGCTAACTTATACACAATAGAAAATCTCCTAGTGGGAAAAACTTATAACTCAAAAACTTTGTCTGGAGAAATTGTCTCAGCAGAGAAATCTAATCAACCAATTTGGTATGGAGAAAATACGGAAGCGTATTTGGTAGAAATTTTTTCTCCTCATACTTTGCGTAATAAATACCGCACAATTGCGGTGAAGGTTGGTGAATAATAATGGGATATATTGAGATATTTCGCCTTGATGAACAAGGTGCTGGGTGGGTTGACCTTTCTGAGGCTACCCCCGCAGAATTGCTTGACCTAGAAATTGGCTTATTCCAAGAAGGGGCTTTGTGAGATAAATCACAAGGCAACACACCCCCCGCAGGTTGAAAATGTCGGTGGGATTTGATAGGATAGTCTTATCAAACAATAAAGAAAGGTGGTCAGAAATGACTTACACTATAAAACTAGAAACCTATAATGGCGCAGTAAAAAATATTTACTTAACCACTAAAGGACAAGTGGCTGAGTTTATTAACACTTATCCAAACCAATTACCTGTTGGCGTATCTGTTAAATTAGATTGCGATATGCTAGGGATTAGAGGAACGCTAAGAGGTAAAAAACAATGATTAACTCTGTTATGCGTTTTGATTGTAATGATTGCAATGGGCAAGGTCTTATCTTTTGGGGTAATGACCTTGACTACAATGTGGAAAAATGCGAGTGTAATGATTTCGCACTAGGAACTTTATTTACTACGAAAGAGGCTGACTAAATGACTAGAAAAGACTATATCAAAACCGCAAACATATTGGCTGGATTTGTAGATGAAGTTCCACAAAACACTTATGAAGATTTAGTTCAAGAGTTTGCTGAGTGGTTCAAATCAGATAACGAAAACTTTGACTTTGCAAGATTTGAAAAGGCTTGCGGAATTGATGAGATTGGATTAATAAATGTTAACTAATTTAGATGTGATTGCAATAATAATTGCGCTACTTGGTTGCTTAACTGTTATGGGTTTATTTTGGAAACAAAATATTGCACAACAAAAAGAAATTCGCAGATTGCAAATTGCGTTGCGAACTGAGCGACTTAAAAACAAATAAACAAAAGGCCCTAGAACATACGTTCGAAAGGCCCGGCGCTGACGGCGTGTCGCAATCAATAGTCTTTACGTGTGGTTAAGATCACACCCCAGATTCTCCAGATTATGGTGTCTAATTAGATTTTGTCGGTTGTATCTGATAGGATAAAGATATAAAGAAAGAAGGCAAAATGGGTAAAGTAAAAGCAAGCGTAATGGATATATTGGAGTGCGATAGTTGTTATGGCTATGGTTGGCAATTCGTAGGAAATGCTATAGACTATGATGTATGGGCGTGCGAGTGTAATCCTTACAATATCCCTGCCGACAACCTACTAGATTGGAAACTAAACTAATGGAATATACTTATTCACTTACTACTTCGTATGACGGAGAGTTAATTCATACCCTGCGAGTTAGCGATTTGTTTGACGCCGTTCATGCTTGGGATAAATGCGTGGACTATGGCTTTGCTAAAGAATACGCAACCTATAACTTGTCTGACCCAACAGGTAAGATGTATACTAAAACCTTCTACACCAACGGAAAGGTATCAATTAAATAATGGGATCAATAACAGCAATAGGTTTAGCAGATACAACGCTAGACCTAGAAACACAATTAAAGTATCACTTGCAAGGTAATCATTATCCACCAATACCAACAGTAATGGTGCAGCCTTGCATCGAGGCTATTGACGCTTACTATGATGAGGACTACTCTCGTAAAATAGAGTTGCCAATTGTTGATGGATTCCAGATTAGTTGGAAGGGTAATACTTGGACTACCGCTAGTGCATTGGTATCACACGCACACCTAGAGTGGTTTATCGAGCCAGTAGATGAGTAAAGACTTGCAAGATAAACTAGATGCAGTTGCGCTAATCTTAGAGCCTATTCTATGGGAAACACTAGCAGAAATTGAGGAACAATGAAAACATTAGAAAACGATGATATTATTCTAATTATGGATTACTATAAAGTTGATATGTTAACTGCAGGACAGTTAATGGTTGACGATAACATTCTTGTTGATGGCGAGGTTGTTTGTATTACTGAAATAATTTCATTAGCCGATGGATACACTTTAGAAATTATAAATGATTTTGGTGAAAGAGATACTATTGAAGTTTCTGAGTATCAGCAATTTGATTTAATGATGTTGAAATAAGAGGCGCCCGGCCAATGTCCGTTTTGTCCCATTTTGTTAATTACGTATACTTGTATTTTTCCCCTAAAAATGTTATACTTAATTATGACCCAATTAAAGAGATCGCATGATAGAAAGGTCGCTAACCTTGTTACAAAAAATGGAAAGCAAGCCGCAATTGCAAACACGTTCGGATTACCCGCAGGAAAAAACTTTTCATGTCCTGGTGCTACGTCTATCTGCGAGACTGTTTGCTACGCTGGGAAACTTGAAAAACTATTCAAAGGAGTAAAGGCTAACCTCCTTCACAATTGGGAGTTATTAAAAGACGCAGACGAATCAACTATGATAAGTCTATTAGATAATATGATTAATGATTTTAAAAAAGATTGTGAAAAGAAAAAAGCCCCACTACTATTTCGCATTCATTGGGACGGTGATTTCTTTAATGACACGTACACCAAAGCATGGAAGCAGATCATCCTTAACAATGCAGATATAAAATTTTGGGTATATACACGAGTAGAAGCAGCAGCCTTAATGCTTAAGGGTATTGATAATCTATCTTTATACTATTCAACAGATAGCGAGAATAAGCAAATAGGTGTTAGTTTAAAGAAAGATCATGGAGTGCGCCTTGCATACCTTGCACAGAATTTTGCTATAGGTCAAGCAGATATGAAAAAATTGTTTGATAAACCTGGCGCTAAGTGTCCTGAGAACCTAAAAGCCATTCCCCTAATCTCAAATGCTGGAAGTGCTTGCGTATCATGCGGATTGTGTGTATACTCTAAAAGCGATATTGTTTTCTCATCATCTAAAAAATAAGGAGTGGTGCTTGGAACTCTTAATAGGACTATCAATTATATTCGTCTATTTATTGTTTGCTGGTCTAGGACACTAAATGTCCGTTTTGTCCGTTTCTATACGCTGGTGTGAGATACATCACAGATATCACATCTCAAAATATGAGATTATTAGAAATATAACTTGTATTTTTGACCAAATAATGTTATTCTTAGGTAGTAAGCCAAACCAACAAGAAGGAGAACCATGTCCGTATCAACCGCAACATACAAAGTAGGCGACACCTACACATCACAAAAATCAAAGGTAGTAGGAACTATTACCGAAATTGTGCCAACTAACAAGAACACAGTTAGAGTTAAGTTAGATGTTAATGGCTCAACTCGCTGGACTACTTGGACAGCAAAGTAATCTTAGCCTAGTGGCTAAAGTCCTGAGCATGACCAAAAACTGCTCAACTTAAAAGCCCCACTAACAGAAACGGAAACCCATCACAATGGCAAGAAGCAAACCCATCAGCGTAAAAATCGCTACTGCTAAGGTTATTACAGCCTTAGAAAACAGATTAGCCGAACTAGAGGCTAACTATAAAACACAAGACGAGAACGAGGCAAAGTTCCAAACCCAAATAGACGCTTGGAAAAAAGAACTATTTGCTTTTGCTATCGCTAATGTTTCTAAGGCAGAAAACCTTAGAACTAACTATCGCCAATGGAACAACAACCTTAATGTTGATTTTGATTTAACAGTTAAAGAAGGCGAGTTCCCTGCTGAACCTGAGCGTAAGTTTGAGCAAATCCATGTTCATACTTATCGTGAGCAGAAAGAGGAAATGGAAAACGCTATCCGTATCCTTAAAATGACCGACGAGGAAACAGTTAGCACTAGCACATATAACGCTATCGCTAGATACCTTTAATAGTTTGGGGGTATTTGACTATGCCCCCAAAATATGTTAGACTAGATAAGTAATGACCCAAACCCAAACAGAAAGGCAAGACCCAAATGACACTAGGCGGATACACATACCAACTAGGTGATTTATTCACCACAAGCAAAACAGGTATTACAGGTAGAATTGTAAAGTTCTCACCTATTAACTCTAAGACCACTAGAGTATCCTTACAATTAGCAAATGGCGCAAGACGCCTTGCTATGGTAAGCACAACTAAATAATTTATCTCTGATAAGCACTTGGCTCATCTGCTAAGTTATTCCTGAGATAAGACTCCTGAGCATGAGTTCTAAACTGCTCACCTTTTAATTGCCCCGCAAAAACCCGGGCACATGTGATGTAGATCACGTCCCACTATGTGAGACTAATTAAGAACTGAACTTGCATTTCACAGGCCATGGTGATATTATTGTATTAACAGAAAAGGAACCCCTAATGAGCGAAGTAATGTTACAAGATCAGTTAACTGTTTCTTATAATCCCAACCTACTTGTGACCTACAAGTATATACCTGAACTGACACCTTCACATGGTGTGCAACTAGGGGAAGAGCCAGCAGCAACATTCATGACTGATAAAGTTACTGAGATTGAATGGCAACTTCATAAGTCACGAGAGTATGCAGCAAGATCATCTGCATTGGCTGCAGAGCGACGTGGTGACATTGAGTGGCTTGAAGAGCACATTGTTGAATGGTATGACCCAAACTATTCCAAAGAAGAAGTTTTAAAAGCGCTAGCAGAACACTTTGCTATTAATCCTATGAAGGAGATTAGCGTATACGGAACTGTTACATTCAGCGGAACAATACAGGTGCCACTGGATGAGGTTGAAGATTTTGACCTAAGCAATGTAACCATTGACGCAGAAATAAGTTCATATGACTATGAAGCGGACCTAACTGTGGACGATGTATCACTGGAAGAGAACTAATAAGAGATCTGTAGCATCCGCTGCAGGGACCGTTTAAATTTGATAGGGGGCTATCAAGATCCTGGACATGATCATAAACTGTCCTATTAAAATGCCCGGCCCGCCCGAAATGTCCGATTTGTACTATTTAAGAAGATTAAACCATTTCCCCCAATCCTATTTGACATTGTCAGCCATGACTGCTAAACTTAGTTAAAACGATCGAAAGGAAAAAAATGGCCCATGAGTTAGAAACTCAAAACGGTGTGGCAAGTTTTGCATCATTCCGTGAACCTGCATGGCACAATCTTGGTACTGTATTTGATACTGAGAAAAACACTAACGAAATGTTAGTTGCTGCTAATCTTAATAATTGGAATGTTAGACTAGAGGATTTAGAAATCCCATCTAGTTTAGTATCTGACAAACAATATCAATATGTTGTTCGCACAAATCCTACTGACAAATCTCAAACTGATGTTTTGGGAATTGTTGGTGAGCGTTATGTTCCACTACAAAATGAAGATTTATTTTCATTCGGTGATAATATTCTTGATGGTGGTGGACGATGGGAAACTGCTGGCTCTCTTAAGGGTGGGCGTGTAGTATTTGGCTCTCTTGCATTAGAGCGTGAAACTGTATTAGACCCAAATGGTGTGGCAGATGTTGTTAAAACTTATTTGCTTATCAACACATCACACGATGGCTCAATCGCTATTCAAGCAAGCATAACACCCGTTCGTGTTGTGTGCGCTAATACTCTTAATGTTGCACTTAACCGTACACGCAAGAAAGATGGCGTCAAGCAATCTTTCAAAATCCGTCATACTCAAACTGCTCAGGGCAAAGTTGCTGTTGCTCGTCAAGCATTAGGTATGGCTAATTCATACATGGACGCATTTGATAAAATGGCTCATGCTATGATAACAAAAGAAATCACCGCACAAGATTTCAATAACATTATTCTTGCTGCATATCCTAAACCTGAAACCGATAGCAAGGGCTCTCTAAAGAAATGGGAAAACAAAGTAGATATGATTAACGATATCTATACTGGAGAGTTTAACGGAATGATTAGTGGAAATGCTTGGGGTGCGTTCAATGCACTAACTGAGCGTTTAGACTGGTATCGTTCTGCTCGTGGTGGTAATAGCGAAAGCATGTTTGCTGCTGCTTCTGGATTTGACCCTGTAATAAATGCAGAGAAAAATCGTTTGCTAACTATTGTTCAAAATACTTTGCAACTAGTTTAGCAATAAAATCCTGAGCATGATTTAAAACTGCTCCGCTGGTCCCATAGATCAATTGGTTAGATCGTTACCCTGTCACGGTAAAGGCTACGGGTTCAAGTCCCGTTGGGATCGCAAGTGGGCCCGGGCATGACTATTTAAATAATAACACACAATTGTTTCATTAAGAACGCTTGACTTTTTTCCCAGTTGCCTGTAAAATATTAATATGACCCTAAACGTAGAAATATATGAAATGGATTACTCATGCTCTCCTGGTGGAGTTAACTGTTGGGAAGTATCTATTGACGAGTGGTGTGTCTCTGATTTTAAAACCGCAGGGGACGCAATACAATACGTGCTTGACAAATACCCTTATGATGAGTTAAACTTAAATGTAAAATCCCTTAACTGGTACTTTAAGGAGTATGCAGATGATTACGCAGTTTAAACCCAAAACCATAAACCAATTAGTAGAAACCATATACGAGGATAATTTCTCACACCTAGATCTAATAGACAACATGGCTAGCGGTGATTGTGATTGTCGTATCCATATCACTCTTAATACTATCTTAGAATATTGGGGTGAGTAATGTCAATGCTAGGGTATGAAAGAGATGATTTAGATAATATGGTTCTTGCAGTTGAATCTGCTCTAACTACCGTGAATTCTGACGATGATCCTTGGCTACACAGAAACCTTACACAAGCCTCTGACTTCTTGCAAGGCCTATGGGCAGAGGGGTACTTTGAATAATGGCTCCTCAATATTCTCAAGACCACGGTGCAATTATAGATAAAATTATGGAACTTATAAACACAGATGGTGAGGTCCTGTCTGATGAAGAGGTTGTTAATAGTATTAGGGGACTTCTTGAAGAGAACCCTCAAACCTATTGGGGTGGAGTGTGATGTAGATCACCTTACGATACCTTGTAATTTTTCCCAGTTCGTAGTAAAATTGTATTAAGAACCCTAGAGAAAGAAGCCCAATGCCCAAGTTAGTAGAACTTACAGAGGATGAATGGTTTAAACAGTTCAAGCCTATCCCAAACCATTTAGACGAGAATGCCTCATTCAATGACGGTGAACATGGCTATATGTTTGAGACATATGGTGATGAGGTAGAGTTTGTTAGAGACCATGCGTTTCTACATCCCAACACTGTATGGACTTACTGTGACGGAGATAACGGTGGTACGTATATCTCTGACGGTATGCATATGGTTAATAGGATTGGTTACTTTGTAACTACCGTGCCCTACGATGACAAACAGTATTATCAGATACAACTAATTGCAGGAGAGGACGACTAATGCATACCCTACATTATCTAGCAGTTGAAGCAGATAACAAGCAAGAGGCTTTTGACAAAGTTGTTGTAAGCCTACAAACAAACGAAGACGGATACCGCATAGGCGATTGGTCAGATTGGCACGTCGTTGGCGGAGGAAGGTGGAGCACTAATGCACAAAAATCTAAAGATTTTATGGACGGTTATAACCATGACAGTACTGATGTTATTGGCTATGCTGAAAATAAAGAAAAGTTCCAAGAAGTAATTAAGGATATCTTAAGGTTCCGCTCTCAAACCATGAACAGAAACATAGTAGAGATTAAGACTGATAAGTTTATTAGTCAAATGGTCGACTATGCTTCAGAGGGTGGCAGGGGTCCCTGGAATGGGGATACCCTAATGAATGTTTATTCTATTAAACAAGCAGCAGAAATGCTCATGGGCTCTTGGACATCCGACAGTGGGTTTTACGATCTTCAAGAACATGTCTCAGAATTCGAGTATTTAAATGAGCGACTTGACAAACCTGAACAGTCTGCTCTACAATATCTAGTACCAGTAGACTTTCACTTCTAAGGAGACCCAATGATAAAAACAAAAACCTTAATCCTAGCAGGCCAAATAGGAATTGATAGCGGACAAGCAATGGTTGGCGACCCATGTTATTTAGAGCAATGGGATACTAACCAAAATGATGAGTGGAATATTGACGGCAAGCAAGGGCAATATTCTTATCATGGCGCAAGTGCCACCACACTTTCTAATGCTTACGGTCAGTTAGGTAATGGCACGGCAGTAGTATTTAATACAGGATATGGCGATGGCGTATATCCAGTCTATGTTCAGATGAACGAGGACGGCAGAGTTTCTAAAGTCGTAATCGATTTCGAGGGGGACCTAGATGAGGAGAATGACTAATGGCTACATGGGATGTTGAAATAATCTTTGAGCCCACAGGTACTTATATGAATTTTGAATATGAGACTGACACTGAAGACGAGAACGATATCTTTAATGAGATAACAAATCAAATATCAATTATACCTGAGAGAACGGATGACTAATGGGAGCACGCTGTACATTCGTATTTAAACAATCAGAGGACCTAGCAGTAGCACTGTACAGTCATTGGGGCGAAGACAGTATGTATACAGATCTGGCTCAGGCCCTAAAGCATGCAGCGGTACGTAAAGGGGATACAGAATACTATACCCGCATGGCTATTAGTTATTTGATGCAAGACTCTATCTTGGATGAGACAGGGTTTGGAATCTATGCATGTAATCCTAATGACTTAGGGTTTGCGGACCATCCAATATTAATCGACCTAACAGATAATACTATTAGTCATGATGGCGTAGACCACAAAGACATTGATAGTTTTATTTCTTATAATTGCTCTACGGATACGCCCGTAGGAGCGCTGCAGGGGTAGGGTCACCACCTGCTAAAAACGAGGGTAGGGCACCGACTAATGGGTGGTTTGTGTCCTACCCCATTTTTTGATATACTGGGGAGTAAGGAGAGTTATGTATCGTATTAGTAGGGCTAAGCAAACAACCAACGAGGAGAAGGTTGCTATTGCTATGGGCAAACACCTTGCTGACTTTTATCTTGATTTAGAAAAGGTTGGATATTATTTGGCTAAGGCAACCCCTTATTTAATTTATCGCAGGGCATTAGAAGTGCTGGAAAGTGCTAAGTTTCAAGAGGACGAGATAGAGCATGCTAAATTACAGTATGATCAAAGAAGGCTTCCATAACAATGAATAGTTTGGTATACTTATAAGATGAGCGAAACAGGACCAACCACTAAGTTAAAAATTCTTTCTGAGTTGTGGTTAACTTATCGTGATGAAGAAGCCTTTGAAGAGTTTGTAGACTATAACGATATAGGACTACCACTAGCCTACGCTATTCATACTGACATTGTTGCTCCTTCTCCAAGGTCTGATCTTTATACACAAGAAACCTTTGATATGCTTTTGGCATCTCTAGGGTTTGTAGATGAGGCAGGGGATATTGTAGATAAAGGCTGGGAAGATTTAGAAGATATGTTAAATAATTCTGAGTCTTATATTAAAGATAACAAATAGGGGGAACAAAATGGAAAGAGTAGAGGCTAGAGCAGAAATATTAATAGATCAAGAGTCTTTTGATAACTGGGTGGTAGTAAGCGGTGGAAATAAGTCAAAGGTTGCTGCTGATCTTATTGGAGATATTTTTGGTCAGGATACTGCTGGAGAATATTTAATTGATGATGAGACTAAGATGGAACAAATATCTAAAGTTGTTGGTTTTTATTGGGGCATGGCCTAAAGGCCCGGTCCATACTTTCCAAACCATCAAACCTTAAAACCTTATTACGATCCAGACATTACGATCCACTGAAATATTTTCCAGATTCATGGACAAACCTTCATATGCTATAATTTCAATATGTCAAACCTTAAAACCAAATGTTATTACTGTGATAAAGAAGCCACCTATGTATCTGACAAGGATGGTTTGATTATAGATACCTGTCTTATACACTTTAAGTATAGGTATTCTGGTTAATCCCCCGCCAAAAATAATGATATAATCAGGTTATGAGTCCCCATCATTTTGCTAAATTAAACCGTAGCCGTCAATCACAAACTGAACGTGAAATTGAAGAGCGTGTAGAGCACGCCTTATCCTTTGCTTTCTCTCCCGTCCGTCATCCCGTCAAGGCCTTTCGTGATATCAAGCGCCTTTTCAAGCGGGGACAAAGACAATCAGAGTCATAATACTCTCTATATAAAACCTTAATACTTTCAAACCTTTTTACCTTTTTTTATTACGAAACCTTAATCTTTTTCCCAGATTCTATATGGTTTTATAACTTTTTCTTTATTTTTTTATAGGGTTTTTGGTGCTTGACAAACCTTTATATCTATGGTATAAGGCATATGCAGGGCATATGGTTTGAAGGTTTGAAGGTTTGGGATAGGAAGGTTTTTCCGCCAGACATTACGAAGCCCCATATAAAAGCGCTCCATTCCCCACCACTTTCCTCCACTTTACTCTACAGTCAGATCTTAGCCCTATCAGTAACATTTATTTTTGATAAAACTATCTTTCTTCGTGCTTCCCAAGTGTCAATATCTTTAGGAAAATCAAAGTCTTCAGTCCAATCATCTATCTCTACGGAGTGAAATTTTTGTTTATCTTGGGTAAATTGATCTAGCAATCGCCAACCACCAGCACTGTAATTCTCTTTGGATTCTATGATTTTTAATATCGTAGACTCTAAGATAGGAATAGAAGAACCATCAAACCCTATACCCCATATCTCCTTCCATAACTTCTTTGTAAGGTGAGATCCTTTGCTTCGTAGATAAAATGATAGGCCATAAGGATCATTCATAATTCGTTCAACTGCATCATCGGTAAAGTACACATCTGCAAAAACCAGAATATTCTTACCCTCTGTCCAGATATCCCTAGTTGAGTAGAACTTGGCTATATCTCTCCATGCTTTATTTTCAGGGGGGATATAAGTCTGGGCAAAACCTTGTTCCTCATTTGCGACGATTATGACCTTATCTGCATACTTAGAAAACTGCCTATATGTCCTTTCAATCAGGACTTCCTCTTCAATTACAAGCCTATGCTTAGGGACGCCTCTATAATTATTCCATCTAGTGCCAGAACCTGCTGCGAGGATAAAAACTGTTTTAATGCTTGCCTTCTATTACAATCATCATTTTATCATAAGGGCTTCTATGCTTTAATATATATTCTAGAATATATGAGATCTTTCCTCTAACCACGTTCTCATTACTCATGGTTAAATTGATACAAAGAGTTGCTTCTCTATCCCCCCAAATTTGTATGATTTCAGGAAATACATCCTCAATTTCTGGTAAAAATTCTGTTGAAGATATAGCATTTCTGAGTACAAAAACTTGTGCTAAATTGCTTTCTTTTAAGTCGACTATTTGTTGAGTTCTTTTAATTTGATCTCTTTCAAAAAAAGAATGAAAAGAAAAAAAATGTCCTAATGCAGCAACAGTCACGGCTGCCATTACTGCGCTAGGTCCAGGAGTAGCGGATATCTTTATACCTTCTTGAATACATTTTCTTATAAGAATTTGTCCTGGATCTGCAACGCCTGGCATGCCATCATCAGAGATTAAATATACATCTTCTCCCATTTTCAAATACTCTAAGACTTTGAATGCCACTTCTGCTTCTGGTGGATTTTGAGTCTTATCATTTGTTTGAGTAGAAAGATACATAATATTGCAGTTGGCTTTATTTATTTGAAAAGTCTTTAAAAATTCTTTAAAATGGTGACTATTTTCAACTACAAGGTGTTTGGCATCTTTAATCATTTGAAGGTTTCTGGGTGGCATATCTGCCGAGTTACCTACTGGAAGACCTATTACGTATAGCATTAAACCAGTATATCAGTTCTGTTTGTTTATTTCTTTTAGTATTTTTTCTGCTATTTCTATAGACCTTGAGTCTTTGTGTTTATACCTTAAGTGTGGGGCTATAATTGCCGCTATTTGTTTTAAAAGATTATCATTCATACGCTCATATTATATCATTGTGGTTTGACAAACCCTTCAACCTTATGTATAATTAATAGTGCAATACCCCACAAGACGAACAACGAGAGCCTGACAACGTCTATAAAGGAAAAGATCAGGATAGGACCTGGATAAGTCTTAAAACTGTCCTTAATATTAAGGGGTAATCTTGAATATTGATGAAATAGTAAGAATGTCTGTGCTTATGACTGAGATGGACACTGGCTTTATTCTTACCCCAGAATATAGAGAAGACATGATTAAGAGAATATTGGCTAAAGTAGAAGAATCTAACTACTAGTGCACCGCTAGGTGCATATATCAGTTTACTCTTTCTATTTTTTGCCGAATTTTAAGGCTTTACTTTATATGAGTACACATTAAGCAAATCGTAGTTGCTCCCACCAGTGCTTTTGTTGTAGCGGGACACAAGTGAGTTATATCTATTAACAATGTCATCAATTACAGAATTTGCTTTATCTACCGTACGAATGTGAGCATCTTGCTCTCTTATCAAATCAAGACGACTGCTTGCAATAATATCACTTGTGTATCTTATACAATAATTGCTTTGATCAAGGGTCATTTTTCGAGCCTGTTTTAAGTCTCCTCCCATAAAAAGCAGGGACATAGAAAGTATTACGATTAATGCAGATTGTACCCAGATTATACTTTTAAGTTTAAAACTCATATTACTCTATTATATCTCATAGTTAATAGAGTAATCAAGTTAAAGGAATACTAATGTGGAAGTATTCACTTAATATCCTTTATAACACCATTAATAATCCTTATAACTTTCTTTGATGATATTTTATCACTACTAAATGCTTCTGTATAACCATCTTGAGGCATGTCTTCTTTGTTTAAGTACCGCCCAGGAAATCTATTACGAAAAACCTTTAAAACCTCCTGCTCCACAAGCCTAGCAATCTCTCTATCCTCAAAATACCAATAGTCAATAATCATCCAGCCTTTGACCCTGTGTTGAGAGTATCTACGATTAGATAAGTTGGATATCCCAACCTTAAAGGCTTTAAGGGATGGAGAGTATATTAGGTATAGTAGGGCTCTTTCCATTTATATAGTATATCTTGACTTATCCCCGTTTTTTTGGTATACTGATACAAAGGAGAAAAAATGACAGCATTATTGGTATTGTTTAGTTTTTTTATTGGTTTTATTTCTTGCTATTTTTATATGACAAAAGGCATAGATCAAGACGGAGTTTGGGTATCAAATAAACCATTTGAAGATGAATAAGGGATATAAATGAAAAAAAGTAACGACAAAGTTTCTAAATCTAAAGTTAAAAGAGCCAACAAAAACAAAAAAAGATTATCAGATAAGGTCCAGTTGTCTAAATTTCAAAGACAACAGATAAGTATTTATGAAAAAATACGAGGAATGACTTATGCAAATATTTTGCAAAATAAAAAAGAAAACAGCGATGAGCCAAGAAACTCATAAAGCAATAACAAAAATTCTTTTTGAAGAAATTGGAAAAATTAAAGTTCATACCATAGACATGGATAATGCTATTCTAGAAATTGAATACGACAAAATAGCAGATAGGATTATAGATGAAATTGAAGGTTTAAGTTAATTTTTTTAAATAAATATCTGAAGTTAAATTATCATTTAAAGCAAAAGCATGCACGTACCAATCTGGGTTATTATTAACAAAATAGTTTATTGCTGGCACAACCCCCATCTTTTCTCCAGTTTCAGTATTGTTAAAGTATATATTATAATCATTAAACCCTATTGTTCCTCCTTGATTTAACATTTGTGTTGCCATTCGTATTTGATTGCGAACAGAACTATAACTTACCTCATAGTCAAGATAAATAAAATCAAACTTATTTTCTTTGTTATTTTTAAAAAAAGTCTCAAATGTTTGTTTGTGTAATATTACATTTTTTATATTTTTAAATCTTTTACAAACAAAGTCGTAGTGTTCTTCTTTTGTGTTCCACCTATTGCCTTTGAAATCTGATTCTCTAAAATCTAAATCAAAATATGTGTCAACTAAATGCATTACTGATGGATCAATAATTTTTAAAACTTCTAACGAAAAATCTCCAGCCAACACTCCAGCCTCGACATATGATATATTTTTTGGTAAAGTTTTAATAAAATCGTTTCTGGTCCCAAACAATTTAGCATTTTTAACTTTGTCTTGTTTAATAGCAAAAGTCATATTATTAGTATATCAGGTTCAATAGGGTATAATGATTATATGAATAATGAGACAGGCCTAGATTTAGAAAATTATGTAATTGAGGAAAAAGATCCTAATCGTACTAGGTCCCCCTACACTGATAATTTTACAGAAAGAGTAGGCTACGGTTCGGATACTATTAAAATTATAAAAAATTTTATGAATCAAGATGAGTTAAAAATTTTACACGATTGGTCTGATATCGTATATGCAACAAATAAAGATTCTTTGGATTATGATTTTAAAGTCAGACAAGCATTAAAGGATGGTCTTAAAGAAAATGCAAATACTATAATAGACAAGTATAAGATAAAAATAAAACTTACAGCAGAAAAATTATTTCAAACTAATTTAGAATATGACGAACTTGCCAATAAAGGTCACTTAGATACTAATCATTTAAATTTAAGGCATCCTGGATTTGAAACAGAACTGCATTCCGACAATTTTGACAAAAATAGTAATTATGATTGGAGTGGGCATCTTTCTAACCTTGTGTATATAAACAATAACTATAGGGGTGGCGAAATATATTTTCCACAGCATGAATTAAAAATAAAACCAGAGCCTGGCATGTTTATATCTTTTCCTGGAAATTTTTACAATAGGCATGGAGTAGTTCCTGTTGATAATAATAGATATGCTTTATCTGTATTTTTTAAAATATTAGATTTTAAGATTATTTAGTTAGTTTAAATAAATAATCAAAAGTTTATATATTTATTTTAATGAGCCAAACCCTAAAGACGCACCTGCTCGGGGAGTTAAAGATACAACAAGATGTTGTCTATATTTTGGACAATAAATTATGTCTCCTGGGGCCAATTCAAATTCATACTTAACAAATTGATTAAATTCATCATATATTCTCCAAATACATTTTCCTTGAAGTTGCCAAAAAAATACATTGTCTTTATCGCTGTGCATTCCTTGGTTTACCAATTCATCTGATGTAAAACTGATGTATATGTGCTGTCCTGGGCTTGGCTTTACGTTTTTCCAAAATTTAGACATTTCAAATTTTTCCAAAATTTTTTCTATAACTTTAGATATTGTATCAATCCTATCTGCCATTTTTATTTTAAACCATAGGTCAATTGAAAAATTTTCTTTTTTTTCTATAGCCTGTTTAAGGTCGCTATCTACAAGTTTAAGCAATTCATCCCAAGAAATATCTATTGGCATTTTTTCATTAAATTTAAAAGGGGTTTTATTTTTATAATTATTTAAATATTCTTCTTTAAATAAAAAATTTAAATTATTTGATAAATCAGAAATGGGGAGAGTCATTTATTTATAACATCTCCCCATAATTAAATCTATTACTTCTTAGATTTACTTGCTGACTTTGATGCAGCCCTCTTTGCAGGTGCCTTAGCAGCCTTTAAAGCCTTGTCTACGGACTCAACAGTTGGTAGTAGACCAAATGCCTGATCTCCAGGATTTATTGCACGTAATAGAACGGGCGCAATTGCAGCCACTAGAGCAGCCCATAGATCCTTTGGATCTGTAATCCCAGACATGTATAGGGCAATTCCTGCACCTAGTACTGATCGACCATAGGATGCTCCCATAGCCTTTAATTGTTTAGTGTCAATGTTTGACATGTTTCTCCTTTTTATATATTTTTTATTCCCCTGCTTAAAGGGTACTTCTATTATAGCACCATCAACCCTAAACCTTTACTTTATATCCTTTTGGACATTTAGGATTAATTCCATAGATTTTTTTTATTTCTTTTCCTTTGTAACATTTTATTGTTATTTTAATACTTGGTTTTTTGGGCAATGAGGATACAGTTGGTGTTGGGGTGATTATCGTATTTTGTTTGGCAACATATTCTTCTGCCTCTTTAACTATAGGTAAATAGTCATACGCTGCTACTGATCCCATTTTCATATCATTTGTTTTCCATCCGTTACCACTGCAATTTGGAATTCCTCCAAACCCCCAAGATAACGGTCCTAAATAAATAAAGTTTTCTTTATCTTTAATATAAAACGCTGATCCAGAATCGCCAGAACACGTGCTTGGTCCTGCAGGAATTTGAAGTACATGAATTTTCATTCCATAATATCCAACTCCTCCATGATTATATACTTCAGATATTGTGCTATTAACTGCTTCATCTGAGGCTAATGGAAACTGTGCATATTTTGGTATAGTAAAATCGTTGTGTTGATGCTCTTTACTTTGTCGCCCATAGCCAATTGTTGTGACCATGCTTTTATTTTTTATATAATCATCAACTTCTTTTTTTGTGGCAATGTATGCTTTTCCAGGTACTAATATTTTATTTTTTAAAACTAAAACAGCAAAATCATTGGTATCAGAATAATCTTTTTCTTGTTTAATTTTAAAGGTTGAGAATATTTTTTCAACAGGAATCATTTCATATTCTAAAGAATTTGGTAGGTATGGCAAACCTGGCATTCCAACATAATGTTGTGGCCACATTTTTTGAGTCTGTCGATCAATTACACAGTGCCCTGCAGTTAAAACAATTCTTTCAGAATATAAAAAGCCAGTACAATTTTTTCCACTTCCTTGAATTATAAGAGGAACTGTTCTTCCATCATTTAGTGCATCTGGGGCATTTTCCATGGCACTTGCCGAAGAAGTGCCAGAAATTAGCAAGGCAATTATGGCTACTTTTATTTTTATCATATATAAAGTATACAGATAAACCAGAGGCTTGTCAATATTAGTAAATAAAAGGTCTTGGATTATTTATTTGTTTTTTTATTTTTCTTATTTGCATCTTAAGTTTAATATATTTTTTTATTTTATTTATCATATTATTTGTTCAACTCTTTATATGTTTTATAAAATTCATTAGCCCAAAAATTATGAATAACCCTGCCAGCGTGACCATCTCTTTTCTTGTAATCGTCTTTGCATATACTGTTGTTTTTATAATATATTTTAGCATAATCTTCAATGTCTTTACTTTTAATATTAATAAAATTATCAAATATTGATATTCTAGACATATTTTCTTTATCTATACCATCCCATGAAGAAAATATGATTTTGACATTGTTTGTTATACATAAATCGGTAAATATTTTCCAAGATATTAAAAAATAAACAAAATCTTCTAAATATTCTTTGGGATCTGTTCCTAAATCAGGCTCTCCTGATTTGTTGGGATCTTTCATTTTATAAGATTTTGGATATTTTTGCCAATGTACCCACGGATGAATGCCGCCAGAATAAAGAAATTTTCTCTGATGATTTGGTAACATAATAAAATAGGTATCTGGGTATCCATAATTTTTAAAATAAACCAAAGCATTTGTTATAATTCTTGCCCAACCCCAACCAGATCTTGATAAATTAAAAAATCCAGAACATTTTTCTTCTTTAGATAAAATATCATATAATATTTTAGACCAAGCGTCTTCTATATTTCCTCCTACACCTTCTGTCTCTGAGCATCCAGAAAAAAGAATATGTTTTCCATCATGAACATTAGTAAAGTCATCACACCTAAATTTTTGTTTGTTATAATTGTATATTACTGAGCCATCATCAGCACACTTATCTTCTTCTGGTCTTATGATACTAAACGTTCTCTGTTCATTGTTAATCATCCAAGTTGTATCGAGTTCATCGTTAAATAGGTCCATAAAAATATTGTCTGGATCAACTAACATATAGTCTTTTGCCACGGGATCAAATAAGACGTGTGGAGGAACATTGTTACTTATCATTAATAGTCCTTTTTTATATATATATCATAAAACCCTAAAGCATGAAGTGCAATAGCATCAACACTCCAATTACTATTATAGCGTAAAAATTCATTTACTACTTGAAATGTGGCGTAAGGCTTATCTTCAATTATTCCATCGTATATTAGGTAGTCGTTAAGTCCAATGATTCCATCTTTTTCAATCAACAAAGATGCCAACTGAAGTGTGGGCCTTATATCTTTTCTGTCATTGGTTATATCTAAATATATATAGTCATATTTATGTGGAATATTTTTTAAAATTTCTTTGCATTCTCCTTTGAAAGTTTTTAAATTGTTATATTTACTAAACTTATCAATTATGTATTTTTCGTGTGTTTCTGAAGTAAACAATAGTTCATGTTTTTCTCCTCCACATTGACACTCTCCAAATTTTCTCCAAGACCAACATTTTAGATCTTGATTAAACCAGTCCACTATGTGTATGCATTGTGGATTTTTTTGTTTAGCCACTAAATCAGCATAATATCCCCATGCCACGCCAACTTCCATGTATTTTAAACCAGTTGGAAGAGTTTTTACATATTCTTCTCTAGATGAATATATTTTTGCAAGATTGAGTTGATTTTGATCAATCAAATAAGCACAATCTATTTGATCATTTGGTAAAATAAAATCATCACTTGATATATGATCAATTGGCATTCTTGGCATTTATAAAGTTCCTCCATCTAGTTTTGTTGGTGGAGAAGACAGAGTTCCACATTGTGAACATTTCATGTCTAAAAAATATAAAGCAATCCCGCCATTTTCAAACATTATTTGTATATCCCATATTTTTGACCCACAAACACAAATATGTTTTGGTCCTCCATTTAAATCAATCATATTTAATCTCCAGTCTTATATAATATCATACATATTTAAACCAAGTTGGCAAAGTATATCTAGCCCCAGTTGTAATTTTTTTTACTTCGTGAGGATAATTTAAATTACCTGGAAAAATTAACAAATCTCCTACTTTGGGACTAACAGATAAATTCTGTTGTGAAAAAAATATTTCACCACCTTTATACCCTTTATTTAAATATATTATTGTTGATATGTGATTCTTAGATGTTTTATAAGATAAATCATCTACATGAATATCCATAGATGTATCTGTTTCCCACTTCATAACATGTGGATCAATTTTAGGTTTTACTTTTATTTTGTATAACTTTTCTACCCTATCTTTAATATCAGGAATAATATTTAGAATGGTATCTGCTATAATTTTATTACTGTAAATAGAATCATCCCAAAATAAGCCATTGTTTTCTTTTTTTATTTTGTTTGTTTCTAAAACTAAGTATTTACAAATATCTGTAGATAAGAAATTATTTATTGTGTATATTGCATTTTTACCAAGATTAAAAGAGTTATTCGTATATTTTTCATCTCTGATAAAGTTTTTTGGATCTACCCCGACTGGCACATTATTAATAAAGTATTCCATATTATTTTATGGCTTTTCTAGTTAATAAAACAATGGCCCCATTTTCTTCTAATGCTTTTTTAACTTTTATCATATATTGAACTGCTTCTATTTTATCATCATGTCCTAATTTTACAAAAGCCACTTCGTCTGCTCGAACAACTAAAAAATGTTCATTGTCTACAAGATCAACACTAAAATTTTTAGGGGCTCTGATAGACCTAAAGGCTCTACGCATACTGTCTGTATACACTATAACTCTTTATCCATTGTTAATGCTTTCCAGTGAGTCGACCATTTTTCTTTTGTTTTGTGAGAATTAAACTCTTTTGACGGCTCCCCTTCTTCTAAATATATTCCACCCCAAAGACCATATTCCTTTCCAGATACTCCAACGGCAAAGCATTTTTTTAATACTGGACAATTTAAACAAAATTGATCTATGCCATTTTTATAATCCAAACTGCCTTCTTCGTATTGTTCAAAAAAAGCAGAAGTTGGCTGCCCTAAACATAAAGCAGAGTCTTTCCATTTATAATCTTTCATTATAATTTTCTCTAGTCTCAATTCCAAGTGGATCTATCTTATCAAAATCTGGTAAGCCTTCCCAAAGTTGAACAGAATCTTTATATGAATATTCTTTATTTTGTTTACTTACTGGCTCGTTAACATCAAAACTATACCAAGAAGGCATAGTGTACCTTCTTCCACTTTCTACTGTTTGTACGGTATGCTTATATGAATTGTTTCCTGGAAAAAGAATCATGTCTCCTGGTTTTGGCTTTAAAGTTAAATCATAGTCTGGAAAAGTAATTTCTCCTCCAACATATTCATCATTTGGGTACATCAAAACTGACACATTATAAGTGTAAAAATCTGCAGCAAGCGCTGGAGTTCCATCTGGTTTTTCACAATCACAATGCAGTTTAGAGTTCATTCCAGGAACCCACTTAACAAAATGTGTAGGATTAACTGGCTTTCTAATAACAGGAATTTGATATTTTTCAGTAAAAAGTTCGTAAACTTTTTCATATATTTTTTTCTCATATTTATCAAGAATTTCTGCAACTGCGGGATTTTCTTCTTTGACCTTTTCTTGTCTTAAATCTTTTCCACCTATAAACTCATCATTATCTTTGTACAAATCAAGATAATTATTAATGGCTAACAAATCTTCATCATTAATAAAATTATTAATTATGACAATGTTATCTTTATTTTTTCCTAAAACATCAAAATAGTTTTGATACGGTTGGTAATTTATCATTTTTTTGCTCCTAAATTGTTTGGCAAGTACCAACCTTTTTCTGTTATTGGATAGCGCCTATCAATGCCCCAACGATTATTAAGAAATGATCCAGACTTGTGACTAAATCCATTAATTGTAATTTCTCTTGAAATTATATCCCAGCCAAACCATCTTAAATCTTTATTAGATTTAACAATTTGTTCGGCTTCTTCTAGTTTTTTAATTAACATATCTCTCCTTTAGTACTGGAATGTTCCCAGTTCTACTCCTTGGTCTTTGGCTTTTTTTGCCAATACCGATATTGGTTGTCTTGTGTTGCTAAAAAATGCAAAATAATTCATTTGTGACAAATATGTACTAACCCAAGAATCTGTTGTTTGATGCATCTGAATCTTTTTGCCTCTTCCTTTCATTCCCCTTTCAGAAAGATTGCAAAACTCCATAGCAAATTCTTGTATTTTGCTATTTCTAGATCCTACAACGTAAAGGGCTAACTCTTTGTCTTCTGGCTTCATGTTAGATAAAACAACCCCCATGGCACGCAAAAAAACCGAGTACTCTTTAAACTCGTTAGTTCCCTGTATCACTACCATCATTGTCTTCTATGCTCCTTAAGTCATCAACAATTTTCATCAATTTATCAATTTCTCCTGTGTCCATATTATCTGTATTAACTGGTTTTGCTAGTGATTGATCTATTTCTCCACTATCAGTTACTGTTGTTTCATAAAACTTATTGTCTTGAATCCAATAGGCTTTGTTGCTAATAACAACAACTTTAATACGTTCTGGATTGTACTTTTGATTAGACTGCTTTGTTTGTGGTGACCTCTCCTTGTTCATAATTATGTTTTTAATTATGTCTTCATTAGTTGGTAAAATTAGTTTAACGGCATTATGCAAAGTGCTTTGTCTATGCCTAATTCCCCCAAAAGTTTTGTCTTTTGTTAGAATCTTATTAATTTTAACCCTTACATATATTATAAAGCAAAAGACAATAGATGTCAAGCCCACAACCACAGCGTATTCCATAATACTACTAGTATATCATTTAGTCAGAAAATGATATCGATATTGCATTTCTTGGGCACAAAGATTCTACGCTATGCTTTAGGTTTTTTGGAATAAAAATAAGATCACCAGAGTTTAACATGTGATGTTCTTGCTCTAAATTATTGTTATCATATATTCTCCATAAGGTTGATCCTGAAAATTGAGTAAAAAATCCATCAACGGCATCAGAGTGAATTGTGGCAGCGAATGCTTCTTTTGGAGGTAAGGGGTTTGGCATAGGGTGTGGGTTTGTATTAATAAAATCTTCTTTAAAAATTTTGGCTATTTCGTCTTTAATAGTATTATCATGTTTAGTTATAAAATGAATAATTGAAAAAACTGCTATTTTTTTTCCAGGGTGAATCAAAGAAAGTTTATCTATAAAATTATCAAAAATATCTGAATATTGTTCTGATTTATCAATAGTACAGGTGCCAAAAGAATTAAAATGAACGCTATTTTTTTTATTTGCTAACTTAAAAATATCAAAAACATCTGACCAACTAGGAACTTGTTCCCAAAAATTTGGACATAATAAAACTTTGTTATTTTTTTTAGCAAAGATTATAGATTCTTTGGTAATTTGAGACATATTATTTGATTTTTCTACCAAGTGTTTTTATTAAAGTTTTTTTAGTTGATTCGAGGTTTTTTTGCTTTGCCATCTTTGCCCATTTCTCCTAATACTGCCTTGATTGTTCCATCTTTACGAAGTCTAACAACTTTTCCATCTTTGATTTGAACAGGATTAAAACCATCGTGTCTATTATATTTACCAGAAGACATAATCTATTCTTCCAATGTATATCTAGTAGTTTTAGATTTTGTATAGTCTTTTCCAAATTCACTAAAAAGTGCTTTAGCAACAGGAACACAATTGGGAACTGGTTTTCCATTTTTTCCTGGCTTCATCCCACGCTGGACATATCCTTTCCAACATGGCGCTTTCTTTTTAATATCTTCTTCTGGGCAGCAACCATCAAACTTATCCATTTCTTCCATATCATCTTCTTCTGAATCATCACTCATGCCAGGATTATTTATATCTACAATTTGTGCATCTTTGTACATCATACCAATACTATACGCTGTTGGCTTCCACACCCCGCTTTCTTTTTTGTAAACTCTAACGGCCATGGCTGGATTTTCTGGCGGCATTGATTGTATAGCATACTCTGTTCCAGGAACTCCATAAACTCCACCCTCAATCATAATATGCTCTATAACTCCGTGAATAGTTCCTTCGGATGTTGATCCCATAACAAAGTCGCCTTCTTTAAGATTTGACATAATTACAGTATATCATTAATTTAGAGTTAGTACGCTGCTTAAAGTCTTAAAACTTAAAAAGGATAATGATTTTCCCATTTGTCTTTGATCTTTATCATCATATCTTGTCTTTTTTCTGGACTGATGGGGTCTGTTTTTGTAAAATTGCTCCAATGATCCCGATTAACGGCATTAAAATTAATCATTGATACATACTCATTTAATTTAAAATGCACTGGATTTCTCCAATGAACATCTATTTCTCCTTCAAAAACAACAGCATCGTTATCATTTAACCCTATAGAATTCCCCTCAACAACAACATCCCATTTTTTATTTGACTCAACCTGATAGTCAAATACAACCTGACATTGTTGATCATCTACATGTGGCCGTAAATTTGGAAAGCCATACTCTAATTTGTATCTTTGAAATCCAACATCTTTAATTTTATAATCTTTGCCATAAATATTTTGAATAATTCCTTGCACCTTGGCAATTATTTCTGGTTTTATTAAGCCCAGGTCAATAGCAAGTCTTCCAGTATCTGGGCGAATATTGTAAAGTTTTATAGTTTCTTTTTCTTTAACAATATCTTTTAAATAATCAATTTCTGTTTTTGAAAAAACGTTTTCAATAAATTTATACATAATTGTTTCTTTTTAAAATAAACACATTAATACTGTATTATCTTTTACTTTTTTTTAAAGCATTTCTTATTTTAATAAAAAGTTCTGCTTTTTCTAGCGATAATTCCGATATGGCTTGGACATCAAAAGCCTTAGAGGTAAGAGAAATCATTGGGTTTGAACTACTAAAATCACTAATATCTAAAAATCCTCTTTCCCAAAAATACATTGTGTCTGCATAAATCATATTTAAGTGTTCGTCATAAAGGGCTTTATTTATATCTTTCATTTTATCTGTAATTTTATATAAAAATTCTCCACTTTCTGCATCTATTCCTTCAAGTTCAAGCGCTCCAGCCTCTATCATTTCTTTGACAATCTCATCATTGTTTTTGTTCATTATCTTTTTATTGCTTCTTCTAAATCTTCTTTTGTCTCAAGCACATACCTTTTGTCTAAAATTTCAATAGCAAATTTCATCATTTTATCATAACCAATAGCATTATCCATGATCTTATTATAATGATGGGAGCAAAACATTAAGTCTGCAACTTTTCCTTTTACTAGAACTAACGCTCTTGCCCCACACTGGTCACACCTATGCGTAGAATTAAGTTCTGCCTCAGAATTTGTATTTAAAGTTAAAGAGTCCATACGTTAATTATACTATAGTATTAAAACATTGTCAAGCAATTATTTTCTGTTGTCTGTTCTATAAAATCCATTCCCGTTAAATGTTACTCCAATACTAGAGTAAACACGAACAAGAGATTGGTTGCATTTATCACATTTATATCCTGGATCTGTTTCTGACATTGCCCGAACTTTTACATATCTTTCTCCACACGGCATGCAATCATATTCATAAGCAGGCATTACACTTCTCCAGTCGACATCCGTGGTTTTTTTAAACTATGATACCACTGAGGTATTGCATACCTAAAACCTTTTTCAATAGGTTTTACCGTGTGAGTAAAAACAAAATTTGATGGGAAAAATATAATGCTTCCAGCCTCTGGTTTAATTTCAACATCTATTTGTGGAAAATAAATTTCTCCACCAACATAACTGTCATTTAAATAGGCAACTGTAGACAAAACTCTACTACTAACACCTTGATCTTGATGTTCTGGCAAATATCCCGTAGTTCCATATTTTAAAACACTCAACAGACCTTCTGTTGACTTAATATTTTGAGATGCATGAGGGTATAACTCTTTTGAGTAATGAGTATATGCCTTTTCAATACCACCAAAAATTTTATCATAAACAAAAGAGATATGAGAATAAAGGGGATCTAGTTTAGGTACATTTTTAGGCTCGGTTATAAAGTGCCTTATGCAAAATTTTTCTATTTCTGGATTAGACCCATTCCACTCATGCCATGGCATAGCAGCGCTTGAAACACCCTTTTCAAGTTGATTTTGCATATACTCAATAGAACTAATTACTTCTTCGGTATTTTCTATAGCATTTTTATAATATACCATTCCAGCAGCCTTAATTTCATGTTGCATCGTATTCCCCTTTCCACTCACTTTGCTTTTTAAATAATTTTTTTTTAAAATCAGAATAGTCTGGTCTTAATTCATGGGAGTATGACCAATGATCATCTTCTCTAAATTGAAACCACATCAATTCTAAAAATTCTCCATCATTAAATACTCTTTTAGGGCGCCAATGTAATACATTTTCACCTTCAAACACCAGCGCTTCGTTATTTTTTAAAACATACTCTTTTCCTTCTATACTTAAAGGCCAAGAAATGTTCCCGTCTAACTGATAATCTAGGGTAAACTGCGAAGGAACCTCGTCCAAGTGTGGACCCAATTTTGGAACACCAAACTCTTTACTATATTTTCCAAATGCAACAGCATAAATTTTTAAAGGTTTTTTATAATTAGAAATGGCTATGTCTGTTAAAGTCTGCAATATTTTTTCTGGTAATAAGTCAAGAGTTGGCAGTGGTTTTACTTCTCTGCCAGGCCATCTTTTACTAACGCTAACACTTTTTATGCTATCTTTAATAACTTTTATTTCTGCTATCTCTTTATCAGAAAAAATATTTTTTATTATTGCAGATTTCAAAATTGCCCTCCGAATCAATAATTAAGTATATCAGATGTACGCTTGCATTAAGAATTCACTATTCCAAAGGGTACCTAAAGACTCATCCCCAATATCATCAAAGTAGTATCTATTAGCAGTAGGATTATATGTCCAACCCTTCCATATATCCCCATCATCCCAAGTAAGGTTTGTATCCATTAGTTCATGCATTATCTATTTTCCTAACAGTAATTGGACCATTAAGTGATTGCCACATTTTTTCTTCCTTCATCATCCGCTTATATCTTTTCTTAGAGTATGCCTTGCTATACTCCATAGACCCAGTTGAAGTACCAGTTTTACCAGAAGACAATAAACTGCTTTTCTTTTTAGCCATTGTTTTGTATCCACTTTTCATAAAAGGTATAGCATTTATCACATGCCACTTCCCCACACTGCAATGACCATTTAAAATCATGGTCACAGTTGTTTTGGATCATTTTCCAAAATCGGTTGTCTGCTTGTCTATCTGATAAAGGCTTCATATACTAAGGATACCAAAAATCGGCGGGAATAGCAAGTGAGCACTTTATACACATGCTCAGGTGTATCCAGTTATTTTTTGTCGCTGTCTCCCCCGACATATCTGCGACTTCCTGATGAGAGGATGCAGAGTTATATTATATTATATTATTTTACTTTGATTGTTTTTGGTTTTTTTTCTTCTGGAACAAGGCGGGTAACATTAATAGTTAACAAACCATCTTCAAGTTTTGCCCCAGTTACTTCCATATATTCACCAAGAGCAAATGTGCGGGTAAATTTACGACCAGCAATCCCCTTATGAATGACTTCGGCATCAGTAACCTCTACCAGTTCTCCTTTAATAATAAGCGAATCATTATCAATAGAGATATTAATGTTATCTTTAGAAAAACCAGCAACCGCTAAAGATAAAATATAATTATCTTCGTCTAGTTTTAAAAGATCATAAGGTGGGTATGATTGACTATTTACCTTATGTAGATTGCCAAAACGCTCCAATTCACGATTGAAGCCAATAAAAAAAGGATCTTTAAAAAGATCCATAGCGAACGTACTTACCATTTTTTTCTCCTTTTTAAGCAAGTTAGTTGTACCCCTCATTTGAGCAGGTACATGTCTATTATAGCATATTTGTCTTAAAGGGTAAAAATTTTATAATTAAATTTTAGAGATTTTTCTTGCTTTAGAAAGTGCTTCAAAATCTTTAATTTTTGTTTCGCCCAGATATCCCCAGGCATGACCTACATCAATCATCTTTTGATTAATAGATTTATCCGATCCGTCCAAGAAAACCCATCCTAAAATTCTTCCATATTTTTCTGATGAATCCATTTTTTCTGTTTTAATTACCACAGTTTTGGCTGCCTCAATTTCATGTTTTAAAAATGCCTTTGCCTCAAGGCCTAAAGCCTTTTCCATTTTATCTGTCGTACGAGATTCTGGAGTATCTATGCCCGCAAGTCTTACCCTTGAACTAAAAGATATATCAAACCCTAAATCTATATCTACATCAATTGTATCCCCATCTACAACTTTATTTACTTTTTTAACATAATACTCAAACATTACTTTACCTTCTTTTTTTCTTTTACATACCAGACTGGTAACTTTAGATCATCCCCAGACCACTGGTATCCAAGAGCCTTTACAACAAACTTAATAATTTTAATACGCATCATTCCTCCTATTCTAGTAGACTTGCACTTCTTTATATTATATCAAACTAATTATGATTATGTGTCATTTCTGCTTGATTAGCCATGTATATACTCTTATGCCCTCTTTCTTGAAATTCTTGACAAATAACTACCATTTCACAATCTGGCTCACCAGTTTCTTTATTTATATAGCCATACCTAGCCCCATCTCTAAATGGTTGGGCTTGGTATAAACAAAACCCACTAGAAACAGAATAATATTTTGTATATTTTTCTTTTTTGTATTGCTCAAACAACTCTTGAATTGCTGGGTCATACCTGGGCCCTTCTCTTGTTGCCCACTGATCATACAGGACTTTTCTTCTTTTGGTTGCTGCTGCAACAATATCAAAATTAGGCTCTAGGTCTTTAAAATTTAATATTTTTTCAACATCGGACATTTTAAAATCTACATCTACATCTATCATTAAAACATAATTAACACTATTTAAAAAGTTGTTTGCTGTTAAGGCTTTGTTCCTTGCCAGTGATAGGTTTTTTACTCTATCCTCATCTTTTGAAGAACCATAAAACCGTGTATTAATTTTTTCAGAAATAATTGACACACCATTAAACATTGAATAGTCTTGCTTGAGCATTAAACTGCTTGTCGCATCTACTGAGTCATTCTCATATAAAGACAAATAAAACTCGTATTCTGGAAAAAAATCTACCATTGCTTTAATTTTCTTATAATAGTCTAAATAGAAATGTTCGTCATTTCTAACAATAGAACATATTAGAATTTTTTCTTTTTCTTTTTTAAGACTAGCACTTTCTTTTTTGTTTTCAACATATTTATTTACGCAATCATTAATAAAATTTGCATAGTCTTTTTTTATTTTATCCCAATTGTAAGTTTGTGAGTGCCTGTATGCGTTTTCACATAAATTTTTATAAACTTCTTTATTTTTAAGCATTTTAACTTTTTCATAAAAACCGTCCTCATCGTCTGCAATCAACATTGCTTCTTCTATTTCTTGGTCAGAAAAACCTCGTGCACCGATGGTTGATGTGATTATTGGAATTGCATACCCTAGGGCTTTCATCATTTTTAAATGTGTTCCAGAACCATTAAGCATAGGATTAATAAAAGCAAAAGATGTTCTAAAATATTTATCTAATAATTCATCATTTACATGACCAACAATTTGAACATTGCTAGGAATGTTTGGAGATTTAATGCCACTACCGCACCCCCCTATAATAATAAAATTAAATTCTGGCATGGACTGAGCAAATGCAACAACTTTTTTTGCTGCTGCTTTATTTGGTGGATGGCCACTACCAACAAAAATAATATCCCTAGACCTAAGTCTATTTTCATAATTTATTTTATCCTGGACTATTGTTCCATTTGGAATATATTTTCCACGAATACTTTGTCCGTAGTGATTCTTTATTTTTACAAAATCTGCGGAAGAGCAATATGTAATTTCTTGTGCTTGTTTTAAAATGCGAGTTTCCATTTTTTCAACTAAGTCCATTAGTTCTTTGCTTTCGCCATGAACCTGTTTCCCCAACTCAAATTCTGCATTGTGAGAATTATAAATAATCGGAACATTTTTAATATTTTGAAGAAGGGGAGAAACAGAATAGTGATCAACGATTATAAGATCACAACTTTTTGATAATTCTTTTGCTGTTGAAGTAAAGATTTCTAAATCATCTTTTAAAATTTCAAAAACTGTATCATGATTAAGTTTTGCAAAATCATTAACTAATCTTTGCCGACGTTTATAAAGAGTGTGCCCTATTTGTGGCTGAAAGTGGTGTAAATTTTTATTAATTTTTTTATTAATTAGTTCATTATCCCAATTAAAAGATAAAAATGTTACTTCATGCTCTGATAGCGCTTCAACTAGTGTCAAGGTCCTTTCTTTGCCACCACTATTTTTGGACCAATCTGGAAGATTTGCGCTTATAACTAGGATTTTTGCCATCTTGTTAATTATACACCATGCTATAATTTTAAAATGGATTATGTTTATATTGCTCGTGCTGGTGAAAATGAAGAATTAAAATATTCTTTAAGGTCAATTGAAAAAAATATGCCTAAAGGAAGAGTCTGGGTTTTAGGATATCGACCAGTGTGGTATATCGGTGATTTTATATATATAGAAGATACTGCTAAAAAATTTGATAATATTAGAAATTGCATTAAAGTTGCGTCGGAGCATCCAGAAATATCTGATGACTTTGTTTTAATGAATGATGATTTTTTTGCTTTAAAAACAATGGAAAGTGTCCCAAATTTTCATGGGGGGCTTCTTTCTAATAAAATAAAACAGTATAAAGAATTGGGCATGGCTTCAGTCTATATTCGTTTATTAGAATTGACACACAAACAGTTAGTTATGAGCGGAATAAAAGACCCAATCGATTATGACATTCATGTACCGATGGTTATGAATAAAAATAAACTTAGAGAATCTTTAAATATTGCTTATTTCCCAAGATCGGCTTATGGTAATTTTGCCAAAATTGGTGGAGAACAAATAAAAGATGTAAAAATTTATAACTCTACAAAAAAAATACAATTAGATAAAAATGCTTATTTTGTCTCTGTTGACGATAATTCTTTTCTTAAGTTAAAGAATACAATACTTGAATCTGCTTTTTCTACTCCAAGCAGTTTAGAAAATCCCGAATATAGTCTTGCAGATTTTGCTTCAATTCATTAATAAACTAGAGCGACTAGCGAGAATCGAACTCGCACATTAACCTTGGCAAGGTTACGCACTACCACTATGCAATAGTCGCTAAGTAAACTAAGTATAATTTTTATTACTTGCGTTTTGTAAAACTAAATATTTTTTCTGTTAAATTATTTTTGGCCTGCTTAAATCCGTAAGCATAAGAGCCAATCATCAATCCAACAATTGCTGCTGAATGTGCTAAATAAAACATTGCATTTCTCATTTACTTATTCTCCTTAATAGATAGATCAGCATTCATTACCTTTGTCCATGCTGAAACAAAATCATGAACAAACTTTTCCTTAGCATCATCTGACGCATACACTTCTGCAATTGCTCTAAGTTCTGAATTAGATGCAAGGATAAGGTCTACACGAGGTGTGTCTCCTGCCTGATCTGCATTTGTGTATGAGAGTAGTTTAACTAGATAACTGTTATCCAACTTTCCATCAGTTAGCATTCTCATTCCGGATAGGAGAAGAACCATTTCTACTGGGGTTAGACCCAACAGGTTAGCCTTTTCTACCAGCATAACTTCTGCAGGAGCAGTAATACTTGGATGAATGTAGTTGCGGAAAGCATCAAACTTTGGTTCAAGCACTGTAAATGATTCAACATCCGTTTGCTCTTGAGTTGCATCACCACGACTAAACTTAGCAGAAATGACCACTCCAGTTCCGCTATTATCGGCAGCGACCTGAACTCCAACTAATCCAGCAAACACAATAAGGTCTGCAAGAGATACATTGAAATCATTCTTAATTTCATTAAGAACAGATACTACTCTTCCAATAGCATCGTGATCATTTACTTCCCATGTATTTTGAGGAGCAAGAACTACACGAGCACCATTAGCACCACCACGCTTGTCTGTCTTGCGGAATGTAGAGGCAGATGCCCAAGCAGTAGTTGTCAAATCATAAACAGATAGACCAGATGCCATAATCTTTTCTTTAATTGCATCTATATCTTCTTGTGTCAAACTATCTCTAGTTACATTGCCAACTGGATCTTGCCAAATAAGTTCTTCTGTAGGAGCCTCTTTACCAAGATATCTTGCAATTGGACCCATATCTCTATGTGTTAACTTAAACCATGCACGAGCAAACTGATCTGAGAAGTAGTCAAAGTCTTCAAGGAATCTTCGTGAAATCTTTTCGTACTCTGGATCAAACTTCAAGGCCAGGTCTGCAGTTGTCATCACTGGAGCATGGAACTTACCTTCAATGTGGGCGTCTGGAACTAAATTAGCAGCAGACTCATCTGTTGGAATCCATTGAGT